TTCTAATTCATTTATTGTAGAATTTAAGTTTCCTATAATAGAATTATTTATATCATGATAATTTGTAGATATATTTCCGTTTGGAGAAATAATAAAATTTGACATATACCTAAAACCGCAACATCTATTAAAATATGAATATGGGCCGATTTTTAATTTAAAAAAATGATTTTTAAAATATTCTAAATCTATTTCATAATTATCATCATTTATATTTGTTGGACACCTGTGTCCTATAGAAAAATTGTTTTCATTTATATTTAATTTTTTCATTATATAAACAAAATCATAAATTACATTTTTATTAAAAAGATCGTTTTTAGTAATAGCTCCTTGAACATATATTTTATTTATATTGATGTGTTTTTGTAATATAATTATATTTTGTATTGTTTTTCTAAAAGAGTTTTCATTATTAAAATATGATTTTTTTTGATTATTATGTATATATTCTGGTCCATCTACACTTATCATTATCTTATCTAGTTGTTTTAAAAAATTAATAATATAATTATCTAAATCTATATATAAATTTGTTGCTATTGCCGAAGAATATTTTATTTTATTACTTTTAAGAAACTTTTTTAATTTAATTAATATATTATTACACAAATCATAATTTAATAAACACTCGCCGCCAGTAAATGATAAATCTATATTATTAATATTATATTTATTTAATATTTTTTTTACAAATAATTTTATATTATTTGAATTAATTTTTATATTTTCATCGATATTTATATCAATTATATTATTTTTAACATAACAGTGATCACATGATAAATTACATTTAAATGTTGGTATTATACTAATTTTTATTTTACTGATAGGTTTAAATAAATGTTTATAAACAAGATTTATAGATTGGTTTTTTAAAAAATAAAATTTATTAAAATTTTCAATTTTATCGTTTATGTTTAAAATTTTTTTCGTAAAAGTATTAAAATAATTATAATTATCTATTTTAATAATAAAATTATTTAAATTAATTTTATTCATATGTTATATAATAGTATTTAATGTATTTTTTTTATTTATTTAAAATAATATTTTAAAATAATAATGTTTATGAAAAATATTGTTATAGTAGGAAATGGAAATATAAAGAATAATTATGGGATCATAATAGATAAATTCAACTGTATTTGTAGAATAAATAATTTTGTATTAGATGGTTATTATAATAAAGTTGGACATAAAACAAACATAATAAGTATTAGATACGATCATATTTTTAAAAATTTTAATATATTTAAATTCTTTGATATTGTAGATAAAATTATTATTTTTATAGTTAATGAAACTAAAATTAATAATGATATCAGTTTTAATAAAATTAAAGAAAAATATTATTATAAATTGTTTTTAATACATGAAAATAAAATAAATAATTTAATCAAAGAATTAAATCCAAATATTAATTTTAATATAAATGGAAAAGTATATTCTTTAAGTACTGGTATTATGACAATTTTATATTTTATGTTTTTAAATAATGAATTTGATAATATATATATTTGTGGATTTGATTTTGGTAAAAGTGGTCATTATTATAATGAACAACATAATCATTCTAAAATACATCTTTGGGATATTGAAAGAAATATTATTAATAAATTTATTAATAATAAAAAATTGTTTTTATTAAATAATTTTATAAATTTATAATGTATAATTTTTTAAACTTAAATTTTAATGAATATAAAAATAGTATTAATAAAATTTATAGTTCTTTTTATATTTTTCCAGAAAATGTTGTATTAAATGAAATTAATAATTTAGATAGAGAAATAGAAATATGTAGAAATATAGAGTACAAAGAGAATTGGAAAGGTAGAGGAATAGTTATATCTTGTGGAAGAAATCATTATTATTTATTATATATTCAATTAAATATACTAAAAGACCTGAATATTAATTTACCTATAGAAATATGGAGTTATCCAGATGAAATAGATAATGATATAAAAAACAAGTTCTTGTCATATTTTAATTCATTAAATATAGAGTTTAGAGAATGTTTAGATATAAAATTTATTTGTCATAGATTTAGAGGATGGATGATTAAAAATTATGCAATGTTTTATAGCAAATTTGAAGAAGTTATACAACTAGATGTTGATAGTTTTCCTCTTGTTAATCCAGAAAACCTGTTCGAATTAGAAGAATATAAAAAATATAAATGCATATTTTGGAATGATGGAAAATTATATGATTTTAATAATAATATAATAGGAGGATTAAGTTTTAGTCATAAAAGTCAAATATGGAAATTTTCAAATGTTGAATATAATGATAATTTTCCAACATTAGAAGTCGGACAAGTTTACATAAATAAAAAATATCATTACTTACCAATGTTATTGTCTTTATATATAATAAAGAGATCTGATTTTTATTTTCATATATTTTTTGGTGATAAAGATATTTTTAATATTATATTTCATAGAATCAATATTCCATTCGAATACTTAAATATATGTTATATAAAATTAATTGGAGGTTTGGCTTTTGTAAAAGATATTTGTAATAAATATTTTTTACATTTCGCTGGTATAAATAAATATACAAAATATTTTAAAACAAGACATAGAAATTGCAATATAAATGATTCATTTTTATTAAAAAGATTGGATATTTTTTATAATTATTTTAATGAATTTGACAAGTTTTTTAATATAAAAAATATAAAAACTTATTTTTTAAAATTATAATTATAATTAAATCTTGTATTAAAATAATGTGTTAATTGTGTATATGTTTAATTGATTATAAATTTAATATTAAAATTATAAAACAATGATTCCAAATAGACCTATAAAAAAATTTAAATTATTATAAAAATTTATATATATTATTATTATGGAAAATAAAACATATTTATTATTAAATAATAAGTTAATGGAATTATTTTTAATTAATTGTGGTTTATTAGATATTAGAAATGATAAAAATGATTCATATGATGTATTATTTTGTGATAGTTTAGAATTATATAATAATAATAAAATTAATGCAAATAAAAAAGTGTATTTAGCTTGTTGGTTATTAGAGTCATTAGATGATATTTCTAATTATAAAGATTTTCAATATTATATTGGTTTTGGAAAAGATTTTTATGATAAATTACAACAAAATGTTGAATTTAAATGTAGCAAAATATTAGATGGATTTATTTATAACGAAAATGAAAGTAAAGATAAATATAAGTCAGATATTTTTATTATAGGAAGTTATAATAATGAAGTTGCATTATTAGCAATAGTAAAATATATTGAAATTATAGTTTTATTACAAAAATTGAATTTGATATCTAATAATATTGTAATAAAAAGTAATTTAAGTCATATAGTAGATGAAAGTGGTATTATTAATTTTTTTCCAGAATTAAGAAATATATATGAAAATATTGAGTTTATGAATATTAATATTGGCGATGTTTCAAATGAATATTTAATTAATACAAAATCTATTTATAGTTTAGATCCAACAATTGCAACATTATATTATTGTAATGAGATATTAAAAAAATGTGTTTTTATAACAAAGAATTTATATAAAATATATAAGGAATATGATATTAATATAAATATTTTTAAAAATCCATTATTAATAAAAATAAATAGTGGTCAGATTTTGAGGAATTTATATAATAAAGATAAAACATGTGATAGTTTATTTGATATTACAAGAAAACAATATTTTAGTGATTTAAATTCTATAAAATCAATTAATTATGATATTATTAATATGATATTTTCATCAATTAAAAATTATATGTTTGTTACAAGAAATTGTAATGAATGTTTTATTTATTATATAGGAAAAATAATTAATAGTTAATAATTTAAAAACTATGATTATAGAAATAATAAATAAAATTATAGAAAAAAATAAAGCAAAAACAATTTTAATGATTGATGGTGAAATTGCTGATATAGATGATATAACTTTTAAAAATATTATATATACTATAAGTGAAGCTTATCCTTGTGAATATAAAAGGGTTCCAGATTTTAGTATTAGAGAGAATTTAGAATCAAATGGTTTTTCAAAATTATGTCCTAATAAATATGAATTTAAAGGAGATATTGAAGAATTAAATAAATTATTAATTAAGCGTTATGAAAAATAATTTTAAAATTAAATTAAGTGATTTAAATGAAAATCAAATAAAGAAGATTTTAAATCATGGTAGTAAAGATAGAAATCGTTGGGTTATAACTATAACTGATGAATATTTATTGGGTTGGAAATGGATGTCTACATTTGATATAGAGAAATATTTAAAGGAAATTGGAGTTTTAGATTCTATAATAGAATGGGAGTAATATTGCGTTCGTGGTGTAAATTAACACATCGCTTATCCATAGCGAAGATGGGGGTTGGAATCCTCCCGATCGCTCCATATTATAAATGAAACATATAGGTTTAGACATGGATGGTGTTATAGTGGATTTTATGTCTCCTATTTGTAAAAAATTAGGAGTAGATTACGATTCTATTAAAGATTATAATTTAGAAAAACAATTTCCTGATAAGATAGATGAAATAAGAAAAATATATGGAAAGGAGGGATATTTTTATAATCTTAAATCATATAATGGATCAACTTTTCTTATAAATAATTTATTAAATTTAGGATTGAAAGTGTGGTTTATATCTAAACCATCTTCTTTTTCTCCAATAACATATTCTGATAAAATAAAATGGGTAAAAAAGCATTTTCCTGATTTATTTAAAACTACTATTTTAACACAAGATAAAGAAAGATGTTATATGGATATATTTGTAGATGATGATATTAGAAATATAGAAAGAAATATTTCAGATAATAAGATATTATTTTCACAACCTTGGAATAAAAACTATAGTGGTAAATATAAAGTGGCTAAAAATTATACTGATTTATTAAGAATAGTAAAGGAAATCATTTGAAAAGATTTGAATATAAATTTATTTCTTTAGAAACATTAGAGGAAAAAAATAATGAAATTACAGCAACTATTAGAGAAAATGAAATAAATGATTTAGGAAAACAAGGGTTTGAGTTGTTTCATATTATTATAATGAATAATATTCAGTGTGGTTGGTTTAAAAGAGAGTATGATGGTTGATATTGAAGATAAGAAAAAATGCGAATGGATATTTTATTATAAAGATAAAGATAAAAATAAAACATATGTTATATGTAAAAATTGCGGAAGAGTTAAAAGAAAAGATTTACCCGATGTTAGAGAATGTGCAGGGACCAATGCATCCAGAAGAAATATGATAAGAAAAATGTTAGGACAAGATGATCCTAAATTTATAATAGAAGAATAAAGGAGGACAAAAATGTATTGCATTCATTGTGGTGGAAAGTTTTCAGACGATAATGCTTTGATTTGTACAGCTTGTGGTAGAAAATCTATAATTCCTAGAAAATGGGGTATAGCGTCTGTTATTGGTATAATTATTGGATCTATGTTTATTCCACTTCTTGGTATAATATTTGGAATATATGGTATGAGCAAAGAAGAAAAGAAATCTCAAGGAACTTTTATTTTTATATTTTCTATTATTATGTTTTTGTTCCATGTTTTTATTAATATTCATTGTAAGTATTTGTAAAATGGAGAAATTGTTGAAAAAAAAATCGATTTATTTTGATTTTAATAATAATGATATTGATAATGAATATATTAATATGGATTATATGGTAAATAATTATCCTATATTGAAAAAGTATGTTATTATATTATTAGACAATATTATCAAAATACCTACAAATATATCCGTTTTCAAAGAGCAAGTTTTTGATTCGGTAGAAGACGCCGAGATTGTAATTTCAGAAAATCAATTATCATCGAAATTTAAATGTCTTATATATCCAATATTAGTTATTAAAGATCATGAAAAATTAAGCGACGTAATAGAATGTTTAAGTATGGATAATTATATAAGAGATGTAATAGAAAACATTAAAAAACAAAGAAGAAAAAATGTTGCAAAAATTATTCCAATTGAAGAGGTTTATGAATTTAATAAGAATCGAAAGTTAAAAAGGTAATTATTGCGCCTGGGTAGAACGGAATCATACGTGAGTCTCATAAACTCAAGATAGTAGGTTCGACTCCTACAGGCGCTTTTTAATTATTTTAATTATAATTTAAGATCTAAATCTAAGTTATTCCACATACTTGTTATAATATTTCTTTCTATTTCCATATCTTTTTGATCAATGTTTTTATTATTATATTTTTTTAATATATTAGAATAAACATCTTGCATGAATCTTTTTAATTTATTTGGTAAATTTCTTAATATTTCATTATAAGCCTGGTCTTCTGTTTTTCCTTTATCTATCATATTTTCTATTTCTTCTTGAAATTCTATTTGTTTTGCTGGACCTATTTGATTTCCTTTAAATCCATTTTGAAGCCTGAAACTTAGTTTTTTATTAATTACATATATTCTTATTCCAAGATTTATTTTTTTAAAATCTTCTTTAAATTTAGAATTTATTGGTATTTGTACAAATAAATATGAATTAGGAAGATATTCATCTATAGATTTTGAAACTCTAAAATTATTAATAGAAGAAAGTAATCTATATACTTTTTCTAGTTTATCATTATTACTTTTTATGTCTTTATCTTCTTCTATAAATTCTTTAAAAGTTATAAGCTTCATATTATCCTTCTTAGCATTTTTTTAATAAAATTTCTTTAATATCAGGGATACATCTTTGTATTTTTAACAATTCTTCTCTTCCTTGGTCAAATTGTTTGTTTTTATAAAATATTCCATTTTGAGAAACATTAATTAAATTATCAAACTCTTCTCTTATTATAGAAAGATATAAATATCCATTTGTAAGATTCATTAATTCAATATAATCTTTTATTGGTCTTCCCTCTTTATCTATTTTGTCTGGATTTTCTTTAATAAATTCTATTTCTATATTTTGTAGATCTATTAATTCTCCATCTATCTTTACGCCAGCTTCTCCTTTTCCAACATTTGCTTTGAAGCTAACAGAAATATATCCGTTTTTCCATCCATCTCTTACTAAATTAGAAAAATTAAATCCTATTTGATGTATTTCTCCAGTATTTGGGTTTGTTATAAAAACAATATATACTTTATCTTTAAAATTTTCTGCTATAGATTCTATAATAACCCTTTTCCTTAATACTTCTTTTTCTTCTGGCGAACCTGAATAGTTTAATTTTTCTAATTCTGATTCTGATAAATATTTTTCTGGATCATTATACTTTATAGACCATTTTCCTATTTGTATATTTCCAAAATCTGTATATATTCTAGTACAAACTTTTATTCCGTCTCCTCCCTCAGATATAGGAATAAATATATCTTCTAATGTTCCACCAGATCCTACCTGTATTCCGTTTGTTAATGAACATATTATTTTTCTAAATAAATCAGATTTCATAGAATAAAAACTTGGTAATTTTAAAAATACATTATTAATTTCATTATATTTTTCTATTTCATCTGATATAATTTGTAATACTTCTGTTCCAGAAATAGAATCTCCTCCAGGAACAGATGGAACATTATCAGGTCCAGGTAAATCTGGAATTTCTATTTCAGGAGCTTCTTTTAACAATATTCCTTTTAAATTCCATGCAGCATTATATGAAGAGACTTCTGGTTGTCCTTCTTGTCCTGGGATATTTTCCATATCCATTGGTTGGTTACTAGTCTTTGGTTCTTCTGGAATATCTTGTGGAATTTCTTGTTTAATATTTTGATAAGGTTCTTTTGGATATTGTTCTTCAGGATATTGATCTTCTGTTTCTTCTTGTCCTTGTATTAATGATTCAAATTGAGATTTTATTGATTTATAAATCTTTTTTTTACAATCTCCAAAATCTATATCTCTAGATAGGGATAATATTTGCATATTATCTTCTATAAATTTATATTGTCCTGGAGTTAAATCTTCTATATCTCTCATTTGAATGAGTTTATCCATCATTTCATCGTTTTTTTGATTTATGGATAATCTTATATAATCCATTTTTTCTACTTCAAAATCAATTATTGGTTCTTCGTCTTCTGTTTCATTATTATCATAATAATCATTTTGTGTTGGATTTTGTGATATTTGAGGTTGATTTGTTATTTTTTGATTATTTTGTATATCAGGTTCTTGTGAAGGTTCTATTTCTTGAGGAATATCTTGTTGATCTGTTCCTTGAAAAGTATCTGGTTCTGGAATAGGTTGATCTATTGGAGCTTCCATCATAGGATAATGTTCTATAAACGGATTTTTTGTTTGATCAATCCAAGAGCTTATGACATATCTTTTCATTATTACTTCTCCAGACTCATAAAATATTATAAAACTATATATTATTTAATAATTAAAAATCCCCAGATTTAATTGAAAATTCTTGATTTTCATTAATATTTTTTATTTCTTCTTGTTTTTCTTCTATATCTAATTCTAAAAAGTCTTTAGTTTCATCTAATGCTTTTAATAACGATCTTCTATCTAATCCTCCAAATATTCCGCTTTGTTTAGATTTTGATTTGTCTCTTTCTACTTGTTGCTTTATTTTTGCTCTTAATACTGACTCGAATAGTTTTATTTTAGAATCACTTGAAGATTGAGCTGTTTGTAATAATATTGCTAATTGTTCTTTTGTAGAACTAGATGAATCAAAATCTCCACTATTTAATATCATATCCTTAAATATATAATATGAATCTAATGCCTCTTTTCTGTTATCATCACATTCTTTTATTATATTACGTAGCATATTTTTCATATCATCATTTGAAAATATATCTCCAACATTATTTTCTATTTCATTTTTTACTTCAATTTGTTTTTCTTCATCGTTTTTTATTAAATAATTATCCATAAATATCTCCTATTATTATATAAATAAGAATTATGGCTGATTTATTTTTAAAAAAGGTTCCAGATTTAGTACAAAATATATTTACTATTAATTCCAATAACGTTGTTGCTGGGGAAGTTATATCTTTTAATTATTCTTTTTTTAAACACGATCCATATCCAGTTATAATAAGCACTGGATTAACAAACGATGGAAGAATAGGAGGATTAAATCTTCATTATTTAACGTTTCCTGTATTTAGAGCATTATTAAATAGATGGGGTGGAAATAGATCTTTTAATTATACTGTTATTAAAAATCAATTTTATATTAAAAAAGCATTTAGAACTTATAAGATTTATGGAATTATAAATGCAAAAAAAATAAACTGGAGAGCAGTGATTCAATCCCTTTCTATTATAAGAAATTATTCTCAACAAGAAATGTTAAGAATAAGAAATGCTGTTAATCAACAAGTATTAAATAGACAACCGCAAATATTAAATGATATTCTAGGTGAGAATAAATAATTTTTTGTTATTTTTTAAATGTTAATTAATATATAATTTATGCTAAACAAATAAAATCAATCTATAAGATGGTTTAGCGTTATTTGGGAGTAAGAAAATATTTTCTAATCTTTAATTTTTAAATCCAAATATATACTATTTATGGCAAATGAACCAAAAGATGTTTCTAAAAAACCATTAGAAGTGTCTGGTTTGGATAATCAGACTTTAAGAGATTTATTTTCTGAATTTATAAGCCCTTTAAAAGAAGATAAATCAAAATCAACTCCTATTTTAACGAATTTAGAAAAAGATATATCTGATATAAAAAAAATAATAACAGATTCATCGAAATTTGCAGAAGAGCATGAAAAAAATTTATTTGAAAAAATAACAAAAGATATAAATGAACCTATTGTTGATTTAAAAGGATTATTGGTTAAATTAACTGATAAGTTAGTATCTGCTATTAATAATATATCTACAACATCAAAGGTAAAAACCCAAGAAAGTCAACCCAACATTGCTCCAAGCACTACACCTATTCCAAGTTCTACCCCTGTTTCAAGTACTGTTCCTCCAAAAAGCACTACAACTGAACAAGATATTTTAAATGAATCTAAAAAACAAGATGAAAAAATTAATCCTGAAATTTTAAGAGAGTATAGAGAACAGTTTACAGGTATTATTAAAGATTTTAGACATTTAATTATTCAAATTAAAAATTTAGAAGATGTAATGATAGAATCAGGTAAAGGAGATATAGAAAGATTAAAAAGACTTAAATCAAATGTGAATTCATACATTAAATTTATGGAAGAAAAAATAGAAAAAGGTATTATTAATCCTAAAAATATTAAAGATGCTTATGATGTACTTGATAAATCAACTAGGTCTCTTAATAAAGAATCTAGAGAATTAGATAAGAGATTATCTAAAATGAAAGATGGTTTTGAGCTAGCTGCACATGCCATATCTACTGTTGCATCAAGGCTTGGTATTATGTCGTTCGGAGCTATTATTAGTCGTTCTATGGAGTTTCAGCAGATTACTCAAAGAACTGGAACTGCAATGGGTGGATTAGTTAATTCTCAAAAACAAATAACGAATCAGTTGATTGAAAGAGCTAATCATATAGTTAAAGAGTCTAAAGGAATGGTAGATATGGTTTCGGCCGCAAAAGCTCAAACCGCATTATATGAAAAAGGAATAGGAAATCTTAAGACTCAATCTGGTTTATTGAAAACATCTGCTATAAGTGCTACAGAGCTTAATATGACATTTGAAGAATTAGTAGACAAAACTGGAAATATGGCATATGATTTAAAAATGACAGGTAGTCAGGTTACATCTATAATAAGAGGAACATCTGATGTGTCTAAAAATTTGGATATGTCTGCTAAAAAGGTTTTTTCAATACAAGAAGGTGTAAAAAATATATATGAAAATATGAGAAGAGTTGCTGGAGAAAGCGCAAGGGCTGTTTTAGAATTTACAAATCTAATGGCTGGATTAGATAAGATGAAAGGAGCGTCTGAGGTTGCAGGAGATTTGTTAAATACATTTACAGGTGGTTTTGATAATTTTAATAATAGTTTACAAAATTCTGGAATTTTAGGGGTTATGGTTTTAAGTAAACTTAAAAAACAGGGATCTGAAGCTCTTGGATCAATGTCAGATCCAAAGGTTTTATCTAAGGCTTTTGAAGATACTATGAGTTATTTGTATAATAGATTCAAAAATGATCCTAATAGAGACCGTATGGTAAATTTATTTAGTGGAGGGAAAATAAAAGGCTGGAAAGAACTAGAAAATTCTATGATTGCTTTTAATGAAAAGATGAAATCTACTGGTGAAGGGGCGGCAAATCAAATTAAAGATCTACAAAGAGAATTACAAAATACATCAGATAAAATTAAAAAAGGTGAAATACAGGGAAAAATAAAACAACTTCAAGATACCTTGGCATCAGAAGCTTCAGCATCTATGGCTGATTTAGAATCTCAAGTGGAGAGAATACAAAAACTACAGAGTCTATCTGGTAGTAATAGAATGTCTGATGCTGAAGCTCAAAAAGAATTATCAAAAATTTGGGAAAAGAAAAAAGGAAGCATTAAACAAGAGTTAAGTCTTGCTATAGAATCTGGTGTTAAAATAGAAGGTTTAGATAAAAAAACATTTGATTCTATTTCTAAAAGTATGGAAGGGGCTTTGGCTGGTAATGTTAAAATTCAAGATGTTTTAAAAGAAATATCTAAAATTTCTGAAGCAACCAAACAGTCTAATGAAAAAACAGCAAAAGATCAAATGAAACTTTCAATGAAAAATGCATTAGATCAAATAAATGCTGGTAAAAATGTTGCAGAACAAGATTTTATGAAATTTACAATTGGTGCGCTTAATTCTATTACTTTTTCTTTGAAATTTATTGCGCGCTTTTCGACATATATTTTTTCTATATTTGGTTTACTTAGTTTTTTAAGAAGTTCTGGTTTGTTAACAATTGGTAAACATTATGATAAAGGACCAATTAATAAACTGATTGATAGTATTTTTTCCAAGAAATCTAAAGAAGATAAAAATAAAGGATCAGAATCTGGAATAATTGATAAAATTTCTAGCTTTTTTAGAAAACGTTCTGAATCTAAAAGTGCAGGTCAACAAACATTACAATCTCCTAGTAGTCTTGAGAAAATGCCTGGTATGCCTCCAAGAGGTTTTAAAATAGATTGGAATAAGGCTAGATCTATAGGAAGCGATTTATTATATGGAGCTGCTGCAATAACAATATTAGCTTTGGGTATTATTACTGTTGGTACGATTATATTAAAATTAGGAGCAGGAATATCTAGTCTTTTGGGGTTGGATTCTGAAAGAGCTAAAAAGATAGCGTCTACAGTTACTAGTATAATTACTTCTACTGGAATTATAATAGTAGAAACTATTATAGCTGCATCCGCATTGTATGGTATTGGAAGAATAATGAAAAAATTTGGCGGAAGTGCTGGAATTAAAAGCGTAGCAAAAGATATTTTAGCTGGAGCAGCGGCAATTGCAATATTATCTCCAGCTGTTTTATTACTTGGAACTACATTAGTATGGATTAGTGATAAAATTCTTAGTATTTTTGGAATGACTCCAGAAAAAGCAGAAAAAATAGCAAAGGGTATTGCTGGAATAATTAAATCTACTGGAATAATATTATTATATACTTTACTTGCGGCTGGAGTAATGGGAGCAGCAGGAGTTGGACTTTTGGCTCTTAGTGGACCACAAGTAGGGATTGCTATTGCGGCTTTAATTGCAGGAGGAATAGCATTAGGATTACTTACACCTGCTGTTTTATTAGTTGCAACCGCAGTAATAAAAATTTGTCAATTATAACTGGTTTTTTAATAGATCCAGAAAAAGCATCAAAGACAGCTAAAGGTATTGCTGGAATAATTAAATCTGCTGGAATAATATTATTATATACTTTAATTGCAGCAGGAGTAATGGGAGCGGCTGGAGCAGGGATTTTAATTCTTTCTGCTGGACCACAAATAGGGATTGCTATTGCAGCTTTAATTGCAGGGGGAATAGCATTAGGATTACTTACTCCTGCTGTTTTATTAGTTGCAACCGCAGTAATAAAAATTTGTCAATTTATAACTGGTTTTTTAATAGATCCAGAAAAAGCATCAAAGACAGCTAAAGGTATTGCTGGAATAATTAAATCTGCTGGAATAATATTATTATATACTTTACTTACAGCCGGAGTAATGGGAGCAGCAGGAGTTGGACTTTTGGCTCTTGTTTCTGGTCCTCAAATAATACTTGTAGCTGGTCTTTTGACTTTAGGGGCTATAGCATTAGGAATACTTACTCCTGCTATTTTATTAGTTGCAACTGGAATAGTGAAAATTTGTGAAGCTATAATGGGTGTATTTAAAATGGACCCAGAAAAAGCATCAAAGGTCGCTAAAGGTGTTGCTGGAATAATTAAGTCTTTATTTACTATAATACGATATACTTATTTAGCTTCTGCTGTATTAGCTAGTATTGCTCCTATGAGTATTGCTTTATTATTATTTGTTCCTCTTATAAAACTAGGAGGATTTGTAATAAAGACAGTTATTGGTGTTATATTAAAAACAGCGTTATCTATTGTTGATTCAGCAAAAAAAATTGTTAATGAAAAATCTGAAAATGAAGCTAATAAAGTATTAAAATCTATCGAGAATACCATAAGATCTATTGAAAAAATAATTTCAGGAACAGAAAAAGCTTCTAAAATGTTATCAAGATTTTCTCCAGGAGTTTTTTCTAAAATTTTTGGAGATCTAAAAGATAAAGCTAAAGCAGGGGCAAAGTATATAAAAAGTTTTATTCCATTGATTTTAGATTTATCTAAAGATATTATTAATATTACTGGAAAACGTGTTGGAAATATAAACCCTGAAGATGCTTCAGAAACAGTTAAAGGACTTTCAAATATTGTTTCGTCTTTATCAAGAATATTAGAAGGTGTGTCTAAGGCCGCAGATCATTTTAAAAAAATTAAACCAGGTTGGTTTAAAAGCGATTTAGTTAAAAATGTAAAAAAGGGAGCTGATTACTTAAAGAAATTAATTCCTGTAATTATGAAAAACGCCTTGGTTATATTTAATATAACTGGTATTGGTGTTGAAAGAATTAATGTCGAAGACGCTTCAAAAACAGCTCAAGGAATATCAAGTATTGTTTTGTCTTTAACAAAGTTATTAGAAGGTGTGTCTAAGGCTGCAGATCATTTTAAGAAAATTAAACCAGGTTGGTTTAAAAGCAATTTAGTTAAAAATGTAAAAGAAGGAGCTGGATATTTAAAGAAATTAATTCCTGTAATTATGAAAAACGCTTTGGTTATATTTAATATGACTAAGTCTGGTGTTATAAATATTAATGTAGAAGAAGCCGTAAATACATCTAAAGGAATTACAAGCATCGTTTTATCTTTGGCGAAATTATTAGAAAGTGTATCTAAAGCATCAGATTATTTTAAGAAAATTAAACCAGGTTGGTTTAAAAGTGATTTAATTAAAAATATAAAAGAAGGAGCCAATTACTTAAAGAAATTAATTCCTGTAATTATGAAAAATACTTTGGTTATATTTGATATAACTGGCACTGGTGTTGAAAATATTAATGTAGAAGATGCTTCAAAAGTGGCGCAGGGAATATCAAGTATTATTTTATCTTTAACAAAGCTTCTAGATGGGGTATCTAAAGCATCAGATCATTTTAAAAAAATAAAAATAGATTGGTCTGAAAGTGATTTAATTAAAAATGTAAAAAGTGGAGCCAAATATTTAAAAAAATTAATTCCTGTAGTTATGGAAAATTCTTTAGTTATATTTGATATAACTAGAATAGGTGTTCAGAATATTAATGTAGAAGAAGCTTCAAAAACAGCGCAGGGAATATCAAGTATTGTTTTATCTTTAACAAAATTATTAGAAGGTGTATCTAAAGCATCTGATCATTTTAAGAAAATGAAATCAGGTTGGTTTAAAAGTGATTTAATTAAAAATGTAAAAAAAGGAGCTGATTACTTAAAGAAATTAATTCCTGTAGTTATGAAAAATGCCAAAGTTATATTTGATATAACTGGTACTGGTGTTGAAAATATTAATGTAGAAGATGCTTCTAAAACATCTAAAGGAATTTCAAGTATCGTCTTGTCTTTATTGAATTTATTAGAGGGAATATCTAAAACTTCAGATTATTTTAAAAAAGTAAGAACAAGTTGGTTTAAAGATGACTTGATTAAAAATGTAAAAAAAGGTGCTGGATATTTAAAAAAATTAATTCCTGTAGTTATGGAAAATGCTAAAGTTGTGTTTGATATAACCGGTACCGGTGTTGAAAATATTAATATAGAAGAAGCTGCAAAAACGGCTCGGGGAATTTCAAGTATTGTTTCGTCTTTAGCTAAAGTATTAGAAGAAATATCTAAATCAGTAGATTATTTTAAAAAAATGAAACCTGGAAGTTTCAAAGATGATTTTATTATAAATGTAAAAATAGGTTCTTGGTATTTGAGTAAATTAATTCCTGTAGTTATGGAAAGTGCTGAGGATATGTTCGATATAACTAAAGCTGGAGTTGAAAGTATTAATATAGAAGAAGCTGCAAAAACGGCTCAGGGAGTTTCAAGTATTGTTTCGTCTTTAGCAAGGATATTAGAAGGGATTTCCAAATCTTCAGATTATTTTAAAAAAATAAAACCAGGTGGGTTTTTAAAAGATGATTTAATTAAAAATGTAAAAAAAGGAGCTAAATACTTAAAGAAATTAATTCCTGTTGTTATGGAAAGTTCTAAGGATATGTTTGATGTAACTGGGGTAGGTGTTGAAAATATTAACATAGAAGAAGCAGCAAAAACAGCTCAGGGAGTCTCGAGTATTGTTTCGTCTTTAGCGAGGATATTAGAAGGGATTTCCAAATCTTCAGATTATTTTAAAAAAATAAAACCAGGTGGTTGGTTTAAAGATGATTTGATCAAAAGTATTAAAAAAGGATCTAAATATTTACAGAAATTAATTCCTGTAGTTATGGAAAATGCACAGGTTATGTTTGATATAACTGGAGTTGGTGTTGTGAATATTAATATAGAAGAAGCTGCAAAAACCGCTCAAGGAGTTTCAAGCATCGTTATGTCTTTCGCAAAATTATTAGAAGGGATATCTAAAATTTCAGATTATTTTAAAAAAATAAAACCAGGTGGTTGGTTTAAAGATGATTTGATCAAAAGTATTAAAAAAGGATCTAAATATTTACAGAAATTAATTCCTGTAGTTATGGAAAATGCCAAAGTTATGTTTGATATAACCGGCGCAGGTATTCAAGATATTAATGTAGAAGATGCTGTAAAAACAGGAGAAGATATAGGCAAAATAGTAGAATCAATGTCAAAAATAATTGATGGAGTAACAAAAGCTAAAGAAATATTGACTAATTTTGGTGTAGAAAAAAGTATTCCTGAAATATTTATTATGAGATATATTTTAGGAAATTTAATGAAACCAGGAATAGATGAGATTTCTGATTTGATTCCAATAATAGTAGGATCAGTTAATATAATAGTTGATGCTAATAAAGGAGATTTGCAAAAAATTAGTTCTGAAGATATTAGTAAAATATCTGAAAAAATAGTTTCTTGTGTAGAAGGAATATCTTCTGTAATGCAAAAATTAAGTAAATCAACAAAATTTCTTAAAAATGTTAAACAATTAGATTCAAATAGTATGAAAAAGAACGCGACAATAATGAAAAATAATTTTTCAATTATATTAGATTTTTTAACAATTGGTTTGATTGAGCCTTTAGTTAATTCAAAAGATATAATAGAAAAAGCTCTTCAATCCATAGAAGATCTTGAAAATTTATCAAATATAATGTCTAAAATGTCATCTGTATCTGATAAAATAGATAAAAAATCAATTGATTCTCTTATGAAATTATCTAAAGAATTAGGTTCACTAGATAAAGTAAAAGGAGAAATAAAAACAGAATTAATTGGATCTAGTAGTAAATCTGGAGATATTACCGCCGAACAAAAGGGAGATTTAAGTGGAATAAATCAATTAACTGGAATTAATTCTAATACAACAGAAATGGTTAATTTATTAAAAGAAATTAAAAATTGTTTATCGGTTACTCCAAAAAGAGATGGTGTTATTATGTCTGGAAGTACTGGAGGAACAATTCCTAAAAATGAAAATACTTTATCAGCAAATGATGGTGTTCCAATGTCAAGTTATAATACTTGGCAAACTACTGCTGTTGCAAATCCTTCTTTGGGGACTGTTTATTAATTATTTTAAAGAGGTTTTAAATGGTTGATTATTTAGCTACAGACAAAAATGGAAAAATTAAACCAATACATGATTGTTGGATAAAACTTCAAGTTGCAAGATCAGAAGAAGATAGAATAGATCAAGCCGATATTTCTATTCAGAATTTAGATGCCCAAGGATATGAAACTATAGAACTTTATGCTCTTCCGGAAATAAGTGAGAAAAAATCAGCTACTTATGCTGATCAACAAATATTAGGAAGAACATCTCCGGTAAAAACATATACCAGCTCATCTGATAGGTCTATATCAATGACAATACACTTATATGTCACTTGTGAAGAAGATATATCTAGAAATCTTGGAATTATAAGAAAAATATCTTCTTTAACACATCCAGAATATAGACAAACTTATCTTCCTCCTAGAATGGCCAAAATTAAATGTGGACAATTATTAAGTTCTAGTCCAGATGGAGTTCCAGTTTTATTAAAAGATTATTCGATAAATTATGAAACAAAAGTTCAATGGTTTTATAGTGAAAAAATAAAAACTTATATGCCTTTACATGTTTCTATACAAACAAATTGGGATATAATATATTCTTGGCAATCTTTACCAGGAGCTGACGATGTATTGGAGGGAAAATATTAATTTATTTTAATATGTATTAAATTTCCTATATTATAAAAAGGTGATATAATGATTACAAACAAAATAATAGAAATAAATAATAAAGAATCTGAATTAAAGAAAGAGTTATTGGACTTTTCTTCTAGATATCAAAAATCTAAATTAATATATTATAGTAATTTTAATATACTTACATATGATTTATATAAAAGGAATTTTAATCCGGTTGTTGATAAAGTTCCTTCTGGTGTAAAATTTTATTTAATAAAAAAATCAACTGAATATAAACCTTGGCTAGTTAGTGATGATGCATATGGAGATCCTGGTTATTGGTGGTTTATTATGGAATTTAATAATATTTTTGATATAGAAGAGTTTGTTGCTGGTATAACAATACAAATTCCTCCATTGACTTATATAGGATAATATTATGACAGATAATTTAGAAAAAATAGAATTAACAGATATAAACGCTGCAGTTTATCGTCCTTGGGCTTGGGTTCAAATTGGAGAATCAGAGGAGTTAAGAATAAATTTTCCAAGAGGATTAGATGAAAAATTTAGATGGTTAAAGCAATTTAGGTGGTCATATTTTGGAAATAATCAAGGTTCTTCTGTAGAATTTACTATATATGAAGATCGTTCTGGATGGAATTTAATATGGCCAGGAATAGTTGCTAAAAATGTATTTGCTAATATCGAAGATTGTTCTAGGCAGAATGTTTATTTTCAATTTGGATATGAAGGTAGAGGAATAGATGGAAATAGAATATCTGATCCGTCATCTGTAGGAGGTACAAGAACAAAACATTCTTCGTCAATACATTGTTTGAGTATATATAAAATGGATGTTGAATTTATTCAGGGAGGAATTAGTTATAAATTTGTTGGACAAGATCAATTTGCATTTGCTGGAAATTGGACGACTTTTGAATTTCCAACACCTTTAAGTTTTAGAGAAGCATTCAAACAATTATGTGAATTAAGAAAAAAACAGGGGTTATTATCTGATACATGGGATCCTGAACCTCATTTTTCTGATGATTTTGAACAAAAGTTTGATGTTGATACTCCAAATAATTGGCCTGGATCGGGTTATCCTTTTTTGTTAACGGTTCAGAAATGGACATCAGAACTTCATTATAAAGAAAATAATAATTTAAAAGATCATGAAAAAGTTGGTCCGTGTATGATTCCAGTAGTGGACAAAGATACTCAATATATACAATTTAAACCGTCTTATTCAACTATTCCAAAAAATAAGGCTCTTTTTGAAATACATGTTAATCCACCAGAAGGAAGTAGTGCTGGTGAAATTGAATCTGGATCTGGATTAGGTCCTGGAAAACATACTGCTCTTAGCATAAGACCAACTTTTTCTGGAGACTATTTATGGTCTTTGTTTCCTCAAATAACTTCTCAAGATACAATGACAAGATCTGTAGGACATCAAATCAAATCAGATGGAAAATTAGGTGAAAGTGGACAAGGTGGTCAGGCTACTGTTGTAGCAAAACCTTTAGATAGTCCAAGGACATTTAGACAAAATATTATAAACAAGATGGGTACTATAATTGGAACAGCTGGGAATAATGGCGCTTTGTATATACCAATTAAATTAGAAGTTGATTTACTTGGTATTCCAAATTTAGATGATATATTATATATTGGAGAATATGTCATTGTTTATATTTGGAACACATCTTACATAAGTGATGAGTTAAAATGGCGAAGAGAAGCTAGAATACCATCTGAAGCAACATCATTATTTCCACCAGGATCAGAGACTTCAATATTTGGTTCTATTAGTGGAGAAGAAGTACAAATTGGAACAATGGACTCTATGTATTATGATTTTTTAGATAGAAGATTTTCTGGTTCATATCTTATATCTGGTATTGCTCATGTAATAGACGATTCTGGGGCGTATAAAACAACATTGTCGTTATCTGCAGATCCTTCTGATATAAATCTTAAAAAAGAAGAAGAAGGTTCTTCTACAGAAGGAGGAGAAGAAGGTGAAAATAATACAGGAGGATCTAATGAAGGAGGATCTAATACAGGAGGATCTAATACAGGAGGAGATGAACAATAATTTAATTTTGTATTGTATTTTCATAAGAAATAAACTAGAAATAGAAAAATATAAAAGGAGTATATTTAAATATTATGGCTTTATTAGATGAGATGTTATATGATATTAATAAATTAAAAGATAAGATTCATAGTATTGAGTTAGAACGAGGTAGAATACCAAAAGCTTTAACTCCTTTTAATAGAGCTCTAAAAGTAGATAGCGTATTAAGTAAAAGTGGTAGGCCAATTGTTCCGTTATATGGGATTTATATGGGAGTTTGTGTTGATACAAGAGATCCATGGAAAATTGGGAGAATAATGGTATATTGTCCTATTATTCATAATTTAAGACAAGAAGGAGTTAGTGAAAGTAATTTAAGTTGGGCTTCTCCATGTTCTCCATTTGGAGCAATAGATGATGTAGGATGTACATTTATTCCAACAGAAGGTTCTACTGTTTTATTAATGTTTCAAGGTGGAGATAGAGAATCTGTGTTTTATATTGGAACAACTTGGATACCAAAAAAAGCTGATCCTTCAAATAATGTTTATGCGTTTAATCCTCAAAGAGAAGGTTATAGATGGAGTTCTGGTAATAGAAATAGTGATATTAAAACTGGATTAAAAGATAGTTTAATGCCTCCATGGAATAATGAATCGTATTATGGAAACGATTTAAGCCCAAAAGAATCTGATCAAACTCAAGATTCTGGAGGAGAATATATAATTGCCGCAAGCGATACTCAAAATATTCAATTAATAGAAGGATTGAACGAAGAAAGAAGAGGGGTTCTTGGAGAAGGATATTCTACTCAAGGGTGGAGATCAAAGGATATTCCACATATGTATGGAATAAAAACACCTGAAAAACATTTTATTTTATTTGATGATGGATCTTATGAAAGAGAAAAAAAATTATGGGGAAAAAGATTAGTTGTTCAATCATCAAGGGGAAATATGATTATTATGAAAGATGATTGTGACAAAACAGCAGAAGAAATTTATGATAATAAATATTGGGATTCCCATAATGACAGATTATCCACTGGAGGACAAGCGTTCGATAAAATTGGTAATAATCACTCCGTAGAATTAAATCATACTGGTATTCAAATACAATCACTTGGAGGTGGAAGATTAATAATAGATGATAAAATTAAAGGAGATTTAGAAGAAAAACAAAACGAATGGAGAAACAAATTTCCTCCTATGCCAAAAGAAGGAAAGAAATTATATAGAACTATGGTTAGATTAGAAAGTCATACAGAGCATAGAATAACATTATCTGATCATCATGACAAAGATGAAAAAATAAGATCTGAAAAAGATGGTATATTTTTGAGTACAGCTTGTGGTCATTATGTTGGAATGATAGACCATACTGATATGAATGGAAAAGCAGATAAAGAGAGAAAAATACATATTAAATCTACATCAGGTCATGAAATTATATTTTCTGATTATCAATGTAAAGTTAAATCTCCAATGGTTAGATCTACCAGTAGATATTCTGGTACGGGTCAAAGAGGATATAGAGACAATGATGTTTATGATAGACCTAATTTTCAACCTAACGGAAAGGGTATGGGGGAACAGGTTTGTATTAAAATAAAGTCTGGTTTTGGTCAATATATGTTGTTTGAAGATGGATCTAATCAGGAAAAGCCAACAGAGCAGTATATTAAGATATCTAACGCCCCAGGATGGAATGATCCGGTTAATTTTCTTTTAATGAATCAGGTTGTTAATAAAAAGTTAGTTCACTTAAATTGTGCCGGTGAAAGATTAACAACTGTTGAGTTAAATTATACAAGAGTTACTGTAAAGGATGAAATTCTTGTTAGTAAAGAGGGAAATCAGATTCATGTAGTTGAAGAGCAAAATATGATTGATGTTGCTAATAGAAAAAATATAATTCAATATGCAAAACTTGGTGATCATATTATATTTTGTAGAAATGGTGTTCATTTAACATATGCTTTAAATAGTACTATGCATTTGTGTCTTAGAAATCCACATATAATACTTGGAGAAATACCACCAGATGGTGAAGGAAAACCTCCAGAAGGTGTTGCTCCTGTATTATTACTTGGAGGAGATGGTCCTCTTCCGGCTCATCCAGCAAAGTATCTTATAGCAAATTAATAAAAATTTTATTAAAAAAAACAATTATTATGTTATACATATATAATATATTAATATTTTAAAAGGATTATTAAATGAGAATGTATATAAACGAAAACGAGTCCGGAAAATATGATCATTTATCAGAAAAAGAGCAGTTAGAATTAATAATAAAAGATCCAAATAATATATCATATATTTCTAATATTAGTGTTCAATTACAATTAAAGATTGTTAAAATGAATCCATGGTTATTAAGGAATATTGTAGAAAAAATAGGTGAAGAAAATGTTCCTGAAATGATAAAACTTGCATCAGTTAGAAAAGATAGTTATGCAATAAATTGTTTAAAAAACCCATCAAAACAGGTCCAATTAGAAGTTGTTATTGATAATGTTATTAATATTCTTTCTATAAAAAATCCAGATGACGAAGTCGCTTTTTATTGTATAATTAGTCATCCAGAATTATTAAGAAGAAGATTTAAAAATATGAAAATACCACATGGGTATTTTCAAAATTTACCAATACGTGTTCAAGAAATGTTAATTGAATTTGATCCAGTATTTTTAATGTTAATAGAAAACCTGAATCCTAGTTTAAAAAGTAAATTTTCTAATTATTATAATACATTTAAAAATTATTAATTCGTTTTAATAAATCTTTGTGATAACTTTTCTATATTGTTATGTGAAAGTATTTATAGAATTTGAAATAATTTTTTATCCTTGTTCAATAAATATTGAAGGTGTTACATATTCTGAAAATGAATTGTATAAATTAGATAAATATTGTTTTTCTGTTCATAAATATTTTAATAAAAACGAAGATGTAATAACATATGGTTATTTATATTGGGATAAAAATATTGAAAAATTATATATGAGAATGTGGTTAAAATCAGATGAATTAGATTATTTTTCTAAAGAAATTTTTACAGGAATTATAATTCCTGTAAATATTAGGATATGTCCAGATACAGTAGATGATTTATCTGTGAAAAAATTATCTGATTTTCACATAGATAGTATGATGAATAATTATAAAAAGGATTAATATGTCTGATAACGAACAAAATAAAAGAAAATATGATAGTTTTTATAATTATGAACAAAGTAGAGAAGAATATATAAAATCTCAAAATTATTCTATTAAAGGATTTCCTTTTCCACTAAATAGAAATGATCCTAGAGGTTTTTTCTTTCGAGCTATTAATCATGAAGTTATTAAAGCAGATTTGATTCAATTAATACTCACTGAACCAGGTGAAAGATTAATGATGCCAAGTTATGGAACTGGTTTAAGAAAGTTAATATTTGAAGCTGTTGATCCTATTACATTAGAACAAGCTAATTCAATAATATCAGAAGCAATAAGAAGATGGGAACCTAGAATAGTTGTTAAAAGAATAGATGTAAGATATGGGGAATCAGATAAAAATTTATTAAATCATATTTCAAATAATTCAGATAATATTGATTTAAATTCTATTATAATAAGAATAGATTATGCTTTGAAAAACAATTTAGACGGAATAGAAAGTTTAGTTTTTAAATTAAATAAATCTTAAAGGATTTAATTATGACAAATATTGAAAATAGACCAGATAATCCATTCAAAAACCCAAAACCTTTTGATATAGGAGAAATTACTGGAATTCCAGATTTAAAAAATATATCTTATACTGCTTTTGATTTTTATTCAATTAAAAAAAGAACTATAGAGTATATTAAAAAATATTTTCCAGATGATTTTAATGATTTTGTAGAATCGGATTTAGGAATAATGCTTGTAGAGTTATGGGCATATATGGCAGATTTGATTTCATTTAAGTTGGATTTATATGCAAATGAAATGTTTGTAGATACAGTTTCTCGATTAAAAAACGCTCATAGATTAGCAAAGCTAGTAGGATATCCAGTTAGACCACCAAGAGCGTCAATTGCCAAAATATCTGCATCTATTCCTAATCCTTATACTTTTGATATAAAAATAACAAGAGGACATTTTATATCAGCTTCCTCTAGAGATGGAAGAGCATTAAATTTTGAATTATATCCTGCAGATGAAGAATGGAATCCGATATTAAATCAAGATATTTATATTCCAGCTGGTTCAGTAAATAATATGTCTATAGTAGCATTAGAAGGAACTTCTTCAGTTGTTAATTTTACATCTAATGGATCAAGAAATCAGAGTTATTTTGTTTCAGTTGAAAATATATTAGATGGATCTATAGAAGTATATGTTAATAATCAAAAATGGATTAATGTTGATTTTTTTAATGAAAATGATAATGGTCCATATTATGTAATAGAAAGAGATGAAAAATATAGAGCTTTAATATTATTTGCTGATGATGTAAAAGGAAAAATACCTCCTGCTGGATCTAAAATTACTATTAATTTTAGATATGGTGGTGGAAGTAGAGGAAACATATCTGCTGGATATATTAATCAAATTATAAATATTACAAGTAATTTAGTTCCAGGTTCTGTTCCTGTTGTTATTACTAATTATACAAGAGGAGAAGGTGGAGAAAATGCTGAATCAATAAATGAGATAAAATCAAAATTGCCTTTATGGAATAAAGCTCAAAATAGATGTGTTAGTGGTGAAGATTATTCTTTTTTGTCTGAAAAATTTTCTACTATATATCATGGCAGAATAGGAAAAGCAATAGCTGTTTTAAGAAATAGCGGGTGTTCTGGAAACATAGTAGATATTTATGTTTTACAACAAGAAACAGAAAAAACTTTGGTTACTGCAAACTCCGTATTAAAAAGGGAGTTATTAAATTATATTAATTCTATAAAAATGTTAACCGATTATGTTTGTATTAAAGATGCAGGACAAGTATTTCAAAATATTAACATAAATGTAGAAGTTAATAAGTTTTATTTTGAATTTAAAAAAGACATAAATGACAAAATAGTAGAAATAATTAATGATTTTTTTGATTTAAATAGATGGAGAATAGGACAGCCGTTAAAAAAGTATGATTTAGTACAATATTTAAACTCAATACCAAATATAACATCAGTAGACGTAGAGTTTGTAGCAAATAGTCAAAATTTAATTTCTAGTACTGATAATTTATTAGTTGATTTCTGGAAAATTATAAGACCAGGTAATATTAACATATCTATAAATATGGTGAGTTAATAGTGATTATAAAAACTTCATATAACGATTTGCATGTTGGAGAAACAGCAAGATTATATTTAACAATTAATGATCTTTATGATTCTAATGGTCAAAAAATACATCTTGAAGAGATAAAAAAGGTATGTATAGAAAAATTAGATAATAGCCATATAGAACCTTATAAAGAAAATATACAAATAAGATCTTTTTATGGAAGTAGAAATGTATATCTTAAATCAAGTTTAGATATAAATTTTTTAAATTTCTTTTCCTTATCTGAAAATAATCAAAAAAATTTAATTAATTTATTGAATGGAAATTATTATGTTAAAATTTCTTCTCCAAATACAATTTCTGGTTTTTATAAAATAATAGACATTCCAACATTATCATATGATAATGATTATCAACCACAGAGTAATGTATTAATAATATCTGGAGTTTTTTCTGAAATTCCAGATGGAATAATAGAATTTGTTATAGTTGACTATGATTATAATAATATATCAGTAGATTTTATAGATAAAGAAGCTACAATAAGTTTTGATGAAAATTTAAATTATTTTTCTCCGTTATGGAAAAAAGACTTATATTATTTTGAATGTTTTGAATCAGGTTGTGATTTTTCAACAATACCAAATTTATCTTCTTGTACTTTACAAATATCTACAGATAATGTAAATTTTGATTCATATCCATGTTTAAATTTATATAAGTCTAACAATTTAAATGTTTATAATTCATTTTTTATAGTAGGTTTTAATAATTCAAATTATAATTTTTCAGATATTTTTTATTGGAAAATACTGGATAAAAATTTAAATGAAATAACTATAGGTAGTCATTCTGATCAAAAAAATGGTTATATAAAGTCATTTTATAGTTCTCCTATTTCTTTTGAAACTTATACTACTGAAGAAAATAATATAATATATAGATATTATTTGGATTGGTTTATAGAAGATAATTTTAATACAGGAAGCGGTAGTTATATAGCATATTGGTATTATTTAAGACAAGGATCAGATATTTATGAAATATTTCAAAATACATATTTAATATATGAAGATTTTGAAATACCAGAAGTATTTTCTAGAAAATTTACAAGAGAAAATTATTATCAAATATTAGAAAAGCATTTGCCATTTTTTTACATAGATTATCAAGCAAACGATGTTTTAAATCAAACTTTGAGAGCATTTGGAGAAAGCATATATGATGTTCAAGAAAAAGCAGATCAATTTCCTCAATTATTAGATCCAAGTAGATGCCATTTAAAAACTCTTCCTTATCTATCTAATTTATTTTCATATAGACTAAAGGGAAATGGAGCAAGTGTTTGGAGAAGACAATTAGTTAATTTACCAAAAGTTTTAAAACAAAAAGGAACGGCTCGAGGTCTAATAAGAGCATTACAATTGATAGGAGTAGAGACAACAAGTATAATATTTTATTGGCAAGTATATTCTGATTATTTATGGACAGATTACTTTTTTTTAAAAAATAAACCTAATACTGTAGAATATCATAATACTACATATTCTCCATTAATTCAATATACTCAAGATGGATATGATATTTTTGGACAAGATTATGAAGATATTATTGGAATAAATAATTTAAATTATTCTAGATATAAAATTGAATATTATTCTGTTGAAAAAGAAAAATGGTTTGATTTATTTCCAATATATGATGATAAAAATCATTTAATCTATGATTTATTGATTTGGTTTATTTAGATTCATCATTAAAAGAAACAAAGACAGAAATATATAAACCTCAAATAGGATGGAATTTTTATACAGAATCTCAAGAATATTATATAGAATATAAAGATAAAACCGGAATATTTGATAACATTGAAGATGATTTTTATAATGAAATATCTTTATATCAAATTCATATAATTTTTGGAAATGTTATAAATGGTTTATATGAAGCAGAATCTATTGAATATGAAGATCATACGGATCCAGATGAATATAGATTAATTAAATTTAGAATTAAATATTATGGAGAATCAGAAAATTTATTTATTAATAAATCTCTTATTGTCGAAAATATAGAATTTAATATAATGTTAAATGGAACTAATTATTTAAATTATTCTAATTTAAAAGGTATAATAAGAAAAGAAGTAAATACTGTCAATTCAACTAAAAATAAAGATGGTAAAATAATAGGAAAAGATAAGATATCTGGAAAATTAAAGGAATTTACTCCAAAAGAAAATGATATATTGAAGTTTAGATATCAATATAATAAATATCCATATGAAATGAATTCTTCTAGTTCTGATTATTTAATAAATTTTGATAATTACAGTATAAGTAAAGATGATTTTATAATATCTCTTCCATTATTAGATAATAGAGAACCTATTGATAAAAGTTATTATGATAATAAATTAATTCCATATGTTAATTATAACACAAGACTTCTTCCAGATTCTACGTGTTATGTTTCGCAAAATGAAATGGTTGAAAATTTAATATGTTTGGATGAATATAATATTTGCGACGTATGTTCAAAAAGAAATGCGCTTCATGAACCATTAATTTATGGATATATTAGAACAAAATTTCCTTGGTCTGAAAATGTCTATAATATGGAAGAATATGATGGATCAATTAGGCCATCTTATAATCCATGCGATATTGACGAAACATTTAAGGATAAATGTAAATGTTGTTGGAGTTCATATTTTTCTATTTCTTTAAATGTTCAAAATTTTTCTGATAAAATGACAAAAGAAATAAATGATTTAATTAAAGAATTTAAACCATTTCATTCTAATGTTAAGAATATATCTTATTCTAGTCAAATATTAGATACTGTAAGGATAGATTCTAATATTAGTTTAAATATAATTAATCAATATCAAGATGTAACTACTATAGGATATTATCCTATTGATCAAGAAATAAATGAGTTTCAAAAAAGAAAAAAATCAGAGAGTTATTTTTTTGCAGATGCTGTATTTGAAACAAAACTAGAAGATTTAAAGGAAAATGTATGTTTATATGATATTAATGTTTCTTTTAACTCTTTTCCTATTGGAACAAAACAAGAACACGTCGAGTCTCTTTTACCTGTTTTATTAAACGTTAATTTATCGAGGGTTGTAATTGAATCTCCTATAGATTCTGGAGAACATGGTGGAAAATCTTATAATATATCAAAAATATATAAAAATCAAATAAGATTATGTGACGGGACAGATGATGGAATAGATGATCTTCCAGATCCTCCATACTCACATACAGGTCCTTGGGTTTATTCTATTTATACTAGAAGATTTCCACAAGCGGTATCAGAATCTCCCAATTGGCCTGGAAATATTTCTGTTTCTGTAATTAAATCTGGAAAATTTATAATATATTCTAACATAGATTTATTGGAAAATGGAGATATTGTAAATTTTGATATAAAAGATGATACTCATATTTATACTGTTTATATAAATTCTGGAGCAACAATTGGAGAATATAATATAGAATATATTAATAATAATATTATTGTATTAGGTAATTATGAATATGGTTATGATTATGATAAACAAATTTCTTTTTCTATTTATAAAGATGGTAATATTATAGAATCTTTAGATTCTATTTCTGGATATTTAAAGAGAGATGACGTATATGGAGAGGTGGAAATTGATGGAATTAGTGATTTTATATCTGAATGGAATATAATTAGAGATTCTTTTTATGCATGTATAGATGACAGATATTATTATAAAATTATAAATGTTGTTAATAATAAAATAAAATTTAACGGATATGCTAATGGAACCGATGGAATTCATAATTTTTCAATATTTGAAAAATGTTTATCTAGTAATTTTGGTTATATAACATCGTCAACAGATATAATATATGCAAAAGATAATTGTTTTAATTTTTATAATATAATTTATCATAATTTAACAGATACAAAGAAATTAAATGATATTTTAATTGGAATATTATTTGGAGACGAATACTTATATTATAACGTTTCAGAAATATATGATGATAATTATTATAAAATAAAAATAAATGAACTTTCAATAGAAGAAGTAATATCATCTCAGTTGATGAAAATAAGAATGTGTAAATTAACAGAATATAAAGAAAATTCTGTATATCCAAATACAAATGAATTAATAAATATTCTTGAAGGAACTGCGACCGGAGGGAGCGAGTATACCCTAGAGGATACAGAAATAAATTTTGATAATTATTATATAAAAGCAGAAGATTTAGTTATACGATATGAATTGGATATTGATTTAAAAGAAATTAATTATTCTTGGGCTCAAGTAGAAAGCGTTTCTGGATCTATTATAACATTTTCAGACGATTTACAGCAAGATGGATCATATACTGGAAGTTTTTCTGATCCAAACTCTCATTATAGAATAATAAGAAGAAATATATATGATTATAATTTAGATGTTCCAAAATCAGATATTGTTAATATTACAATAGATCCAAATATATCTAATTTAAAAGTTCCTGTTAATAATATATTAGAAATAGTTCCAGGAACATATGATATAAAAATAAATTCCGAAGACGATAAAAATACTATTTTGGTGAAATCTGATACAAAGTATTTAAATAATTTCTTTATTATAGGTCCAGTAAACACAACACATAATAATTATTATAAAGTTGTTAATAAAATAAAAGGAGAACAGGTATATTTAAATATATATTATAATTATTTAGTTATAGGAAATGATATAAATGTTTACGTTAATGGAAAACAATGGCATAGAGTAGAAAAATGGACAAAATATGATGAGTCTCCAGGAAATATTGGACTTAAAGAATATATAGTTAAAAGAATATCTGATCATGAAATAAAAATATATTTCGGCGACGGTATAACCGGACATGATGTATATCCAGAAGATGTTATAGAAGTTGTATGTGATCTTAGTGGATATTTTCGTGGACCCATTAATGTTGATAAAATACAACAAAACGAAACAATAAATTTAGAAGTAGAAAATATATATACTGGAGGAAAGGTAAAAATAAATCTTTCTTCATAATAAAAGGAGATTATAATGTCTGAAATTTTCCCAAAAGGATTTATAAATCTTACAGTAGAAGATATAATAACAGGAAATATTATTGCCAATATTTCAAAATCTAATACTGTTGTAAATAAAGGAAAACAAATTTTAGCAATGGCAATGGCTAATCAATTTGCTTCATATAATTTTTATATAAGTAAAATGGTTTTTGGAACCGGAGGAGAAGACGGAACTATACCTAAAACAATAGATATAAATAGAGAAGATATATATAATTCTGTATTGGAGGTTCCAGTTTCACCAGAATGGAATATAGGATATAAAACTAGATTTAAATGCACCGGAGTTATAAGCACAACTGATTGCAATAGTATGAGAATTAACGAAGCTGGATTAAAAACAGAAGAAGGAGAATTGTTTTCAATGGTAACGTTTTCTGGATTAACAAAAAGTAGCGAGTTAAAATTTACGTTAAATTGGACTATTGTTTTTGCATAAGGAGATAAAAGTGAGTGTATTAGATATAATACCAAAAGTTGATGGAACTATAGAAAATCCATTTTTATTAAGATCTATTCCAAATATTAATCAAGATAGTGTAAGACAAGGAATTGATGCAATATTATTTAGAAATAATGCGCTAATAAGCGAAAAAATATTTTCTATTACTAAACAATTGTCTGATACTTATAGTACAACTAGTCAAGCAAAAGAATTTTTAGATATTGTATTTGAATTAAATGATGATAAATTTCCATTATTAAAAGAACAATGTTTACCAGAATCTATTAGTATTGATATTATCGAAGATAGTGATACTTATGTAAAAATGACCGTGGCAGAAAGACATTTTCTAAATAATTTAGATGAAAAAAGTTTTAAATTACAAATTAAAAATAATTCTTTTTTAAAAGAACCAGTACAATTTATATCTGGAAGATCTTTAAATATTACTCAAATGGCCGGAGATAATATTGAAGGTCCAATAAAAGTAAAATTTGATACTAATATTCCTTTAGAATATTATCATATAAGTAAATATAATATTGAAGCTTATCGTCCAGACCCAGATGATTTATATAGATATAAAGTATATGATGGTCAATATGAAATGGGATCATTAAGAGTATATGTAAATACACATAGAATTCCTGATAGTTCTATTAATCAGTTTTTTTATTCTATAGGAGAATTTAGATTTAATAAAAATATTCCTATATCTGAATTGCCTGATAAGAATGATAAAGTTATATGCGACTTTGATATTCCTTTATTTTTTGGACCTGATTTTAATCAAGAAAGTGAAAAGTCAGAATATGGATATTGGTGGGGAGATATTATATCTGCTTCTGATTATTCCATATTAAAGATAAATAAGGCTGCTAAACCACTTAGATTTTATCCTTTAATAGGAAGTTCTTCTACTGGTATATTTAAAATGGAAAATAGTTTTAGAATAAGAAATTCAAATCCATATAGTGATACAGAAATAGGAATAGATACGTTATATTTTATATTAGATATATCTTCTATAGATCATAATATGTTGAAAAATTATGAATCTTCTAGGCATCATGTTTTTGGATCAGATAATCAAAATATTTGGAATAGAATTGTTGGAACTTCAGGATTTATAACTCCATCTTCTCAAACAACAGAACTAAAATTTAAAAGCTCTAATGGTTCTATGGATATAATTTGTGGAAATTCAAATGAAATAGATTTATTGGTTAATTCAACTATTGATTGGAATAATGTTAGAATTGGTGGTGTAGAAATAGACAATACAATAATTGGATCTAACGCTAGTGCAGATGCTTATTTTAATACTATTTATTTAAATTCTAGTTTAATTTCTTCGCCTAAAATAACCATGAAAAATGTTGGATCTAATTGTTTTGATATTTTTGGTAAATCGGATTCTGATTATTTTATTACAAGATTTTATAATATAAATTCGACAGGAGTAAAAACAGAATGGTTTTCTGTTATATCAAATGATTATAGTGTATATTCTTTGTTTAGTTTAGAATGTTTTTGGGATGAAACAGAAGGGTCGTCAATGAAAATAAATGTTCGCGAAAACAATATATTTGAAAATTTTAATGTTATAAAATTTGATTCTAATATAGATAGGTTTGCTTTTGGAACTAATGATTCTATAAGTAGATCTGAATTTAGTAATAAAGGAAAATTACAAATATATTCTAATAATAACGAACAAGTCGAGGTACTTTATTTAAACCAAACAAATTCAGGTAGTCCGATAATTAGAATAGACGGAACAGAAGGAAATGATACTACAAATAGTATTATTAATCAAATACATTCTGATGATATAGATTTAGTAGGATATTTTAAGATTAAAATAAATAACAAATCAGGTTATTTTATTCCAATATACGGATTTAATAACGATTAAATTTTGACATTTTTGCTATATTAATTCTTCTATTTTGTAAAGAAGAATTTACAGTGTTTTCTATATGTTCTAAGTCATTTATTGATAGTGAAAACAATCTTGATTTAATAGAATTTATTATTCTATTTGCTATTTTACTTTTATCAAAATTATCTTCTATTGTTTTTGTATTATCTAAAAATTCTCTAAATTTAATACTCATTTTTTTTCCTTTTAAAATAAAAATATTTAAATATATTTATTAATATTTATATGTTTTTTTTAATAAAATATTATCTTATATATATATTATGAATATTTTAATAATATCATTTCCTTTATCTGATTTTTCTATAGGAGGAGAAGATCAAATATGTTTACAATTAAAGAATGAATTTAATACATTAGGACATAATGTTGATATTATTACAAGAAACACAGATGATATTTTAAATAACAATTATGATTTTATTTTATCATTAAATCATCCAATAAATATTTCTAATAAAAAGCAGTCTATTTGGGCTACTTGGTTATTTAATGAAAATCTTGGTAAAGATATTAATAGTATTATTTCAAATAAGTATGATATTTATTTTAGTTCTTCATTATTATTACACAAACAATTAATTAAAGATAATATAATATCAGAATACTTGCAGTTTCCTGGGTTTCCTTATTATGAAAGATTAAATGATATAATTCATCCGTCTAAAAAAGAAATTGATATAATATATCTTGGAAATTATAATCCAGAATATAAAACACAAGAAAAAATAGATAATTTTCTTATTCCATGTATGAGTTATAATTTCAAAATATATGGTGGAAGAAAATGGTTATTTGATGAGCAAAAAAAATTATTTGAAAAAGGAATTTTTGATTCAAAATATTTTTCTAAATTATATGAATATTATTATAGTGGTATTTTAGACAAAAGTTATTGTTATAATATTTCTGATTTAGCAAAAATATTTATTAATTTTAATTCACCTGACCAGTTAAATCTTGGTTTTATAAATAATAGGGTTTTTGATCTTGTAAAAAATGGATGTTTTGTTATTACAGATAATAGCGATGAACAAAAAGAATTATTTAAAGATTGTATTGAATATTCTGATGGTGGAAATGATTTATCAGAAAAGTTAAAGTTTTATTTATCAAATTTAGATTTAATATATGAAAAACAATTATATTCTTTGGAATATATGAAAGATTATTATAAAAAGAATTCTTTTTCTAGCGTTTGTAGTTTTATTCTAAATAAGGTATTAAAATATAAAAACAAAATATTAGAAATAAGAAATAAAAAATTAATATCATTCGTGATTATTATAAATGATATTAATATTTTAGACTATTGTCTTAAAAGTATTAAAGATAATAAATATAATGGTATTATAAAATATTATGTATATTGTTTAAAAAATAACAGAATACATGTTTTAAAAACATTTGAAAAAAATAATATTAAGATAAATAAAATAAATATTGTTAATGATATTTATAATATATCTCTAAAATCTTCTTATTTTGATAATGATAATATTATTGTTTCTTTATATTCTAATATTATAGTTTCAAATGATTTTATTGAAAAAACTTTTGATTATTTTAATAACAATGAAAGATTAAATATTTGTCATTATGCTTTAATAGATAATCAAAACAATAATAAGGTTTATGGTATTTGCGATAATGAATTTATAAAATATTTTAATTTAAAAAATTATTCTAGAGTTCCTTTTTGTTTTTATTCAATAAGAAATAATTTTAAAGAAGATATAGATTTAGAATGGAATAATTTAATATTAAATAATAATAAATATAGAACAAATCCAAATATAACAAACACAATAATATTTGAAAGAAAAGAAGAAAGAGATAAATTTATAAAGTCTTTTCCAAATAATTATATTGATATAGAAAAAAATGAACAAGATGATATTTTAAAAGAAAAGAAAGAAAATATAATTAAAAATAACGTTTTTGATTTAAATATTAAAAATAATCAAATAAGATTTTCTGTTTTTTGTGAAAAATTTAAACCAAAATCAGTATTTAACTATACTAATTTACAAATTATAGATTTTAATGAGAAACAAGATATAGAAAAAATAATAAGAAAACTTGAGAGTAATTATACTATAATAAATCCAATTGATGTTAACTCATTTGATAGATTATGTTATATTTTATTATCTCATAGAAACTATGATATTATATTGTTTGGAGAAATGATAATTATTCAAACAAAATTATTATATTTTATAAAACCATCTTTTAATATAAACGATTTAAGAGATAATATATTAGAATCTAATTATAGTAAGATTTATATTAATCCAATAACATATGATATTGATATATTAAAAAAAGACGATAAGTTTAATTTAAAAGATAAGAATGGACTAAAAGTCGCTGTTTTATCTATGTGTGGTGTTTCTTCTTATGAAGATAAATATGGAATTGGAGGAGAACATCAGGTTGTTCATTGGTTAAAAAATTCATTTGAATCAAGATCAGATGTTTATATGTGCCAAATGTTTGATACATATAATTATGATTTAATGAATCCAGATGAATATGATATTATATTTTCTAATTCTTGCTGGAGAGGAGTAGAACATTTTAGAAAAAGAAAAGATAATTTAACTATTTTCTGGCATTTTAATATGGATTCGTGTCGTTCTACAATGGAAACAGTTGAGTTTTTAAAATATGATCAAGTGTGGACAAATTCATTATATGGATATGAATGGTTAAAAGAAAAAAATATTCCATGTAAATTTAAACATTTAAATGCATCATCTCAATATCATTACCCATATCAATATAATTCTAGTCTATATCATTGTGATGTTGCGTATATTGGAGGATATCAAGTTCAATACAAAGGTGTAGATATGATAAATCAATTTATAAAACCGTGCGTAGGAAAGGATTTTGGCTTTACTATATATGGAAACAGACTTTGGAAATCAGAAATTCAGAAAAAAGCTTTAATTACAGATACTTATTTTAAACAAGAATATTATGATGAATCTTATGATCCTCATTATTATGGTATATTACCTATGCAAGATTTTAATATATGTTGTAAAAACACAAAAATTATGGTTAATTTTAATGCCGATGAACAAAGAGATGGTGTTAAGGTTAATTTAAAAAATGGAACTTTTGGAGTTAATTGTTTAAATGATAGGCCTATTTGGATATTAGCTTGTAATGGATTTGTTATTACAGATGATTTTATAGCAACAAGAACATTTTTTGAATCTGATGGAAAAGAAAATTGTCCTGTTGTATTTTCAACAGGAGGTGATGATTTAATTGATAAAATAAGATATTATCTGGACCATGAAGATGAAAGATTAGAAATAGCTAATAAAGGACATGATTTTATTAAAAAACATAAATTATATACTGATGATACGGCCGATATGGTTGTGGAAGAATATTATAGAATAAAAAATGGATTATAATGTTCAAATACATAGATATGGTTTTGTTATTAATTTTACAATAGAAAAGATATATTCTGGATTTTATTGGAAATGTTCTTCATTTAAAAAAGAAGAAACAGGATTTATAGAATTTAAATTATTAAAAAAGACAAGTTCTATTTTTGTAGAAACATCATTTACTCCAGAAAATATTATTATTTATCCTATTTATACATTATCTAAGAATTTATTATATGATCCTGTAGATATAATTCCAGGAAAATGGATTCTTAAGTTTACAAATTTGAAAAAAAGTTCTGCAACAATACAAATATCTTCTTCTCCAAAAGAATCTTATGATAGTAATTTAATATATAACATGTTAGAATTAAACGAAATTAAAACATATAGTTTAGATATTAATATTATTGAATTGTCAGATAAGTTATTTTTTAAGAAAAATAATTATTCACAAGATCAAATAATTTTATCAAATTTTTATTTAATAAATAAAGTTTCTGGAGAAACTTTAGTTTCTGACGAAACTTTAATAAAACCAGAATATTCAAATATTTCTAGAAAAAACGGTAATATTGTTTTTGATTTTAATTCGCCAATATGGTCTTTTTTTTCAATTAAATTTTATGTTCCTTAATATTATGTATTTGTTTCTTTTTCTAAAAGGTCTTTTATTATAAATTGCCATCTATCATCTATTTTTATAATTTCTTTTAATGAATTTATTTTATTTAAATATTCTATTAATTCATCTATTGAATTGAACATATATTCAAGTTTTATTATTCCAAAAAACCATGCTGGTATATATTTTTTTCCTTCTGGACATACTAGTAATGTTGGTTTATTTTGTCTATCTGATTCTATTATTTCATGTATTGTTCCTGTTGTTCTTACCCCTTTTGGAAGAAATGCTATTATAAAATCTGATATATCAACACATCTTAGATCTTTTCTTACTATTATTTTCATTTGAGATCTAATTTCTTCAAAATTGTTGTTTTTAAATAATTTTTTTCTATCTTTTATTTCAGATATTCCATGAAATTTTATTTTTTTAGGATCTAATATTTTGACATTATTTAATTTTAAAAATTTTTCTAATTTAGTAAAATTTATGTTTTTATTTTTAGCAAATTCTATTGGTCTTGCTATATAGCATCTTGATCCAGATAAATTATTTGTCATATATTTTATACCTTTATTTTCTTTATTATTTATATTTATATTTTTTTTTATAGGAGCGCTTAAATGAATATTGAATTTGAAGATTTAATAAAAGATTTTAAAGATAATACAAAAAATAACGAAACTTATGGACATTCTGAATTTCAAATAAGAAACTTTATTATAAATTCTCAACCAACAGATTATGGAAAATATAAACAATGTGTTTTAGAGATAAGAAGCAGAATAAAATCATATGAAAATATTATAATAGAATATAATAAATTATTAGAACAAGAACAAAAAGATCATATTGTATTAAAAAAGATATCTGAATTTGAAATTATCATAGAAGATATTAAAAGAGAAGTATATATATTTTATGATATATATAAAGATCTTGTTGGTAAGATAGATTTAACTAAAAAGGAGCAATTAGAAGAGGAATATTGGAACAAAAAATTTCAAAAAGAATTAAAATCATATGTTTTAATTGGACAATTTCCTCCAATAAGCCTAATTCAGTCTATATTAGATTTACCAAAATACTCTGAGGTAAGGAATGAACTAATAAGAATGATAGGTGAAAGAATAAATGAAAAAAGAATAACTTATGAAGAAGTTTAATGATTACATAAATAAAATAAGTGAATCAAATAAATACGATAATATTTCAGAAGAAGAACAATTAAAATTAATTGATAGAGATCCTTATAATATACAATATATTACTAATCCTTCTGAAAAAGTACAAATGAAGGCTATTTTAACAAATCCAAGAGTTATAAAGCATATATCGAAACCAACTGAAAAAATACAATTAGCGGCTGTTAAAAAATATCCAAATTCTATAAAATATATTTTAGAAGTAACTGAATCTTCTGAGAAAGTAAGATTAACAGCTATAAATATTAATCCATCTTCTATTATTTTTATAAACGATCCTTCTGAAAAAGAACAGATGGAGGCTATAAAAAAAGATATAAACATTTTAAAGTATTTTTTTAGAGAAAAAAAAGAAATGTGTGAATTGGCAAATATTTATGCTGTTAAAAAATATTGGAAATTAATATATTATAACAATAAACCTTCTAAGTTAGTACAATTAGAAGCCGTAAAACAAGATATAAATGCTATATTTTATATAGAAGATCCAGATCCAGAAGCTGTATTTTATTGTATAACTAGTAGTCCAGATTTATTAAAAATAAAAGAAAAACAAGATAAATCTTATCAAAAACTTCCGGAAAATTATTTTAAAAATTTACAATTAGAGGTTCAAAAAATGTTAGTTGAATATAATCCATTATTTAGAGCATTAATAGATAATTTACATCCTGATTTAAAAAAATCATTAACTCGAGTTAGAAATACAGGATTAATTTAATGAAAATATAATTAAATATAAGGTTGGAATTATATGAACGAAAACACTAAAATATTAAATACAATTAAAGATTACAAAATTGGTGATTTGTCAATATTTCCTAAAGATTTGGATAATGAAATTACATTGCATAATGCTAAAAACAATTCAATTTCTGTATTAATGGCAAAATTAAATATTAATAGTAATTATATTTATGTTAACGATAATTATCATTTTCCGGAATATGGAATTATAAGAATAAATGATGAATTAATATATTATAAAAACAAAGATGTTTCCTCTAATTGTTTTTATAATTTAATTAGAGGATTTAATGGAAGTATGGCAATGAATCATAATTCTGGAAGTGTTGTTCTTGGATGTGTTTCATCATTACATCATAATTCTATTCGTGATGCTATAATAAAATGTGAACAAAAAATTGGTTTGATTTCAGATTTGCCTGATATTAATGGAACATTAACTAGTAGAGTAAAATATTTAGATATAAAATGGTTTACTCCTAGTTCTAAGTATATAGGATATCCAAGAAGAGGATATGCTCCTTTATTAGTGAATTTTTTAAATCTTTCTATAGGAGAACCATATATTGATTTTGAATGGGATTTTGGAGATCCATATGGATCATCTGATATAAACGAAAAATTTAATAAAAACACCAGTCATACTTATTTAAAACCAGGAAATTATACTGTTACTTTAAAACTTAAATCTACCGGTGGAAAAAAATCCTTTTTAACTAAAAATAAATATATAGAAGTATTTGATAATAATGTCGTTTATGATGTTATAGCTTATTCAAGAAATCCGCAAAATTATAAAAAACTTAGTATTAATTCTTATGGTATTCCAGATTATGATAGTAGTGTTCCTTTAACTGTTCAATTTGTAGATCAAACTCGAGGTATAGTTATTAAAAGAAAATGGAATTTTGGTGACGGAAATTTTGAAATTACAGAAGGATCATATAATCATATTATTAATCATACTTATATTAAAGAAGGTATTTTTTGGCCTGAACTTCAGGTAGTTGATTATAATGAAACAATAAAAACATATAAATTTAGGACACCTATTGTCGTAGGTCAAAATGAGATAATTTCAAAAGAAGAATTAATATTAGGTAAAAAATATAATGAAACAAATACATTAATAAAATCTACAATAGGTTATAACATAAATAGAAGTAATGATAATATAAAATTAAATGATTCTATAATAATAGGGTAATAAAATATGATTCCAGAAAAATCAATGTTTCCAGAAAAATATAATACCGAATATGAACTAAAAACAGTTGTTGATAGCTTATATTCTTTTATAATAAAAGAAATTAAACCATATGATAAAGATGATATAGATACATATAATTGGCAAAATGGAGAAGGAGTAATAGAATTAGATAATTCAGATAATTGGCCTGATTCCGGGTATGTTACTATATATTTAAAAGAAAATTATGGAGAAGCAAAATATAGAGCAGCTTTATTTCATTATAACGGAAAAAAAAATAATCAACTTAAAAATGTAACAATTTTAGATGGTCAAACAATAATATATTTTCCAATAGGATCAATTGCAATACAAAATGTTGTAGCTGAAAATCATAATTATAATAAAGACGCAATATTAAATATAGAAAAATATGTAGGAAACAGAAAAACCAATGATCAGTCTACTATAGAATGGTTTACAAATTTTTATGTTTCTAATATAAGAAAACCAAAGCCTTGGTTTTTTGTATATCCTAATGTATTATTAACAAATGAATATATAACAATTAAAGATTCTACTACAAGAATAAGACCGGGGTTTTCTCCAGAACTAGATAATACTGTACAGTGGGTATTTCAATGTATACAAGATTCTTTTAAGTTAATTGTTTCTTTAGATATAGATACTAAAGAGTATGTTTTTAATATTTATAATAACGAAAAATTAATTAAAACTGAAAGAAAAAAAACATGGAATAAAGAAATTAAATATAAGTTTAAAAATTCAGGAGTTTATAGTTTAAGTTTATATGTAAAAAACGAATTTGGATCGGACAGAATATTATTAAAAGATATTATAAGAGTAATAGATCAATCTCCTGTAAGAATAGATATAAGAATAGCTGGAGATGGAAAAGAAGATGCAAACGGGTGGAGTTTAAGAAGATGCAAATCAGAAACAGAACAAATTCAAGTAATAGCAGAACCAGATCTTTCTAATAATAGTAATATTGAAATAAAAGAATATATATGGGATGTTCCTGGAATATCTGGTGAATTAATACCTAAAACAAGTTATATAAATATTTCATTTGAAAGTGGTGGATTATATCATATTGGTTTAAAAGCTATAGCTGAAAATGGATCGTGGGTTGGAAATTATATACCAAACGCTATAGATGTAATGGAAAAACCATCTGTTTGGATAGGATATATAAATACTGTTTCTAGTAATTTTAATATAAATGAATATTCTATAAGATCAAATTCGTGGAAATTAAATCACCCTACTTTTAATTTTGGATATGATTTTTTAATAGATGATACTAAAATATCATTTAAAGATGACAAAGGATTTCATGGAATAAGTGGGTCAGATGATTCATATATTTTATGGTCTAAGAGTGTAAATGAAATAAATATTGCTAAATATAAATCTGTTGAAAATATAATATTAAAAGAAAACGCATTAAATACAAGAAAATTATATAATTGGTATACGTTATATATACCATATTATGATACTGGAAAAATATTTATATTTGGAGGACTTGTTGATTTATCTGATATGGAAATAATGGATCAGTCTATAAGATATTATGATATAACAAATAAAACTATAATGTCCAAAATAAATTCAGGATATATTAATTCTGATATATCTTTGGATAGTTTTAAAAATGCTAAGGAAATTAAATTAAATCCTAATAATAAACCTTGTAAATGGAAATCAACTAGTTATATAGATAAAGGTTATATATTAAGAAACTCAAAAAATAATTATTTAGAAGATTTCTTTGAATTTAATCCTATAAGTTTGTCTGAATCGTCTGAAACTGAGTTTCCTTCATTTATTACAATAAATGGTCCTCTTCCTTTTTCAAAAACCGAACTTGGAATGAATGCTTTAAAAAATGGAATTTATATTAATTCTAATAGAGGTGATTTATATAAATATGATCCTATAGTTAAAGTATGGACGACATTAACATCAGGACAAATAGAATCATACTCTTCTAATTTTTATAATAATAATCCAGATAGTAGAAATGAAAATGCAATTTTAGTTTCAGCTTCTCATGAAGACTCAAAAGAAGCTTATAATTCTAGTTTATATTTTAGTTATGATTATAGTTATGATGCTTTTGGAAGATTTAATATAGATAATCTTTCTTTTCAAAAATTACAACAAAGACCTGAATATATAACTGATGTAGGAACAAAACAATGGGATATGATATTATTTTAATATAGGAATATAAATGAATTTAAAATTAACACCTCAAATATTATTTCCAAAAGATTTGGATTCTAATACAAATCTATATCAAGTTTATAATAATAGTGAATCTAAATTATTAAAAAGTTTTCATTTATCGGATGATATAATTTATATAGTTCCAAGAGAATGGTTTACTAAACCTATTTGGAATTTTGACAATGGAATTATTAATGTAGAAGGAGAATTAATATATTATAATGATACAGAAATAGAATATTATCCAAACCTTCAGGTTGAATTGGCTAATAATGAAAATTATTATGGATCTATAGAGCTGTTTTTTGAAAACAAATATATAGATGAAAATATAAAAAATAAATATAGAAGAGTAATAGCATTTAAAAAATTAACCAAAATAAGTGAACTTCCATCTAGAGTACATGTTGTAAATGAATGGGTTAGAGGATATGTTGTTGCAGAACATCATAACGCATTAAAAGACGCTTTATTTGGAATAGAAGAATTAATTGGAATAGATAATTCTCAAGATCATTTTTCAATAGATTATAGATTGAAGGATATGGAAAATCTAGCTGTTCAAGAAGATGATTTAAACTGTCCATATGGTATTTATTGGTATGAAGTTTTAGAAGAAACAGACACATATGTTAAAGTTCAATTTCATATAACAATAATAGGAGATTATGAAAGTTATTCTTTTATTCCAAAAAAAGAAGCCGATCCAATAACTAATAACTTAAATCCTATTGTTATATATAGTAAATCAGAATTGGAAACATCAAGATTTGAATCGACTAATATAAATGATTTTAATTTTGGAGTATCTTTAACAGTAAAACTTGGAGATTGTTGCGCTTGTATATCTGAAAATAATGCAATATGTGAACCTTGTGAATTTGAACCTCCGTTGGCAGATATTCCTTTAATTAATTGTCCAATTATAGAACCGTGGGAGATTCCAAGTCCTCCAGTAATTCCTTGTCCGCCATGTACATTAAAATGTCCAGAAACAGTTCCTTGTACAGAAGTTCCAACCGTTGAGCCATGTCCAACAATAGAGGTTCCTTCGTTTGCTTATACTGTTGATATAAAGATTCCTCCAATAGTTGTAACTATAGATTCTTTTACTCCTCCTACATGGGTATTGCCTACACCTCCTAAAGAAGAGGAAATGGCAACAGGAGCTTGTTTTAAATTAGTTCCGTGTTTAGGAACTACAAGTTAATAAAAAAGTTTTCTTTTAAAATGTTTTTTTTATCACAAAGTATATTACTAATCATATTATATCTAGGAAAATACATGTGATTATCTTGAACAGTTTGAAATTCTATATTTAATTTTTCAGTTATATTTTTTATTATTGGAATAAACATTTTGTTACATTCATGATTTACTATCTTTACTGATAGTTTTGCATTATATTTTTTAATTAATAATATAGTTTTAGTCCAATTATATAAATTAAACATTTTTCCGGTTGGATGAGCTGATATTCTAAAAATAATTTTATCTAATTGTTTTTTTTTACATGATTTTAATATTTTTTCTATTTTATGATTTAATATTCCATTAGAATATAATTCTACATAATTTAATCTTTCGCCCAATATTTCGTGTGTATATAAAATACATTTTTCAATATATGGATGAAAAGTTGGTTCTCCACCACAAAATAATATAGAATAATTATAATTAGGATATATTTTTAATAAATTTTTATAAAATATTGACATATCATTTATATCTAGATTATTACTTTTTTTAGAAGGAATATTACAATATTCACATTCATTCATGCACATATCATTTGTATAAAACAATATATGTACTTGATTTTGTGATTTAATTTCATCTCGTTTATTACTTTTTATTATATGACAATAATCACATTTATTATCACATTTGGTTTCTTTACATTCGTCTTCTCTTAGTTTAATATCTTCAGACAATTTAAATTGTTTTTCGTTTTTATAAAATCTTATATGGCAAGAATAAACATTTCCAAGATTTCCATTTATTACAAACCATTTATTTCCACCAGTACAAAACATTTTATAAATTTACCTTATAATTCTATAATATATATATAATTAAATGATAGAAATAGAAAAATATTACAAATCTTTTAAGTTAAATTTTAAAGATAATGATATAGTTAAGAATAATGTTAATGACTATTTATCTTTAGATTATAGTGGTTTTTTTTATATTAGAAATTTTTGTACAAATAAAAAACACTTTGATATAGATGAATATTTTTCAGAAGAAGAATTGGTTTTTCTTAATTCAAATATATTTAAAAATTCTGATTTATTATCTTCTAATATTAATATAAATGATTTTTCTAGATATTCTAAAGCTATAATAATAAATTCTAAGATAGATAATAATTTTTTAAAAGAAATTAAAAATAATAAATGTTTAATTATAGGAATTAATGATTCTTTAAAATATCATAATGATCTTATTGATTTATATATTTGCAATAATCCATATAGATATATTATTAATTTTTTACCAAAAGATTATACATCTATTCCAATAGGTTTATTTTCTTATAGAACGAATCATGATTTTATTAAATTTTATAAAGGAACGAAATATTCATATAATACTCCGCCGTCTAAATCAAAAAGAAATACTATAAATATAAATTCTTATAATATATTTTTAGAAGATCATAGGTGTTTGATATTATCTATTTTTAATTTAATATATTATTTTGGTATAAGAAATGTTTTTTTATTAAATACTGAAAATTATATAAGAGAAGAAAGATCGGGAGTTGTATATATAAAAGAAGGGGTTTATATGTATCCTCAACAAATTATAGAATCTAGTATTATAAGTGCAGGAGCATATTGGTTAAAAAAATATGGGATAAATACATATACTTATAATAAGAACTTTAATTTTATTGATAATATTATTGTTTATGATAAGGAAATATAAATGATTCAAGAAAAAGTAAAAGGATTATTCATACAAGAAGGAGAAGTCAAAAATATAAATCTAGACACAGGATGTGTTGATCAAAGAGTAATACAAGATAGTGCAGTAGAAAATATACATCTAAAAAATGGAGAAATAACAATAGAAAAATTTTCTACTGATATACAAAAATTATTACTTCCAAATTCAAATATATATTACGCTTTATCTAATTCATATTTACCATCTGGAGATAATCCATATGTTACTAGACGAGAAGTTTTTTCATATAAATCAAATTGGAGAGATGCTGTACAGAACTATTCTGATCTACCTACATTAAAATCTGGAATAAATAAAGAAAATGATACGAGATTGGTTTCTTCTGAAAAGAAAATATATTTATGGAAAGACAATGTTTGGACAGAAATATCAACATCTTCCTCGTCTTCAATAGATTCTAAATTAAATCAAGGAATGTTTTTATATACATATTCTTTTACTTTAAACAAAGGATCAGAATATGTATTAGAGCACGATTCTGATTATAATTTTTCAAGAATAATACAAATCAAAGAAAGAATATCTGGAGAAGAAATATCAAATGTTAATATAAATTTTTCTGAAGGAAATTCTTATTATATAAAATCATCTTTTTATAGTTTAGATAATGTAATAATAACTATATCTTCTACTCAAATAACAGGTTCTTTTTCTACGACATTAAATCCTGGCATTATAGGATTAGTAGGAGAAGATAAAGACAATGTTCAATATAAAATTTCTTATATATTAACACAAAATGATAATAATTTACCTCCAATAATTTATATAAATAAACCATTACAAACTTCATATAATGGAGTTTTTTATATAAGTAATATAATAATAAATTCAAAAGAAGCGTCTATAGTTAGACAAAAAAATCAAGAAGATTTTACAATACTTAGAAATACTTCAAGAACAAATAAGTCTGCTTCTAATATTAAAGTTTTCAGCTCAAAGGAATCTGGGATATCATATGTTTTAAGTATACGAGAAGACAATACTATAGTATGTAATTATTTAATGCAAGGAAGAGACGAGTGGTTAGAATATAATGTAAATTATAAGTTTGGACAATTAGAATTTCCAGTAAAAGCAAATCAATTTTCTGCCGTTCATATTATAACAAAATATAAAGATACTTCTAATTTAATGGATGATTCAAATAATTTAGATGGAAATGATATGTTTGGTCTTGCTTATTTAGACCAAGGAACAAATAGACCTTATTTTATATCTTGGTGTCATAATTTTGGAACTCCAATATTTTTTCCGAGAAAAAATTTAGATTCTGAAGGAAATTCATATTCTGATATCGATTTGTTTATAAGAGAAATTATATATTTTAAAGATATCCCATTAAACTATGAAATTAGTAATAAATTTGATTATTCGTATGTCGTTGGAATAACTGCTTCTCAAAACGATTCTAATGGATATCCACATAATGTTGCGTTTTGGGTAAATTTAAATGCAACTAAAAATCTTCAATTATGGCCAGAAAACATATCTCCAAAAATAATTAATGGATTATATTCAGAAGGATGTAAAATATTATTAACTCCTCAATTGTCTACTGAAATTTTCTCTTATGAATATAAATATGTTTGGAGTAGTAAGAATTTTAGTATATGGATTATTTATAGAAATACAAAAGATTCTTCTATAAATGCATTATTAATAAAAAAATCATCATCCGATCCAAATACAGATTATGTATTTGAAGCATCTGAAGATATAAAATCATCAAAAATGATTGATTTAAATGAAAATATTGAATATAATCACCAATTCTTATTTTCAAATTATATAGATAATTTTATATGTAATAATAAAAATGATTTTTCTGTCGCAATATGGGAAGATTATATTGAACCGGGATTGTTGTATACTGACGATAAAAAATTTAATTTACAAAACAAATCTATACATTTAAGAGGAACTCCAGTTGTTGCAGCATCTAATTTTTCATTAAATAAAGACAAAAAGTCTAATGAAATATTATTATCATTTAAACATCCATCTGTTTCATCTGAATGGTACGTTCAAAAAACATCAAAATATGGAAATAATTTAAAAATATTAGTAGAAAAAAAATATGAAAGAAATTTTGATCATAAAATATATTCAAATAAATGTTCTAATTCAGATAATATTCATGTATTTTATATTAATAAAGATTCTGAAAGATTAGAGTGTCCATGCCATATTCATAACAGGTGTGGTTCTTGGGAAAATGAACATGAAGACAATTCTATATTATCATATGAATATAGAATAAGAAATTTTTCTGATCCTTTAGAATACTTGAATTATATTGATATTACCGATTTTGATTTTAAACTAGATGAGTTAGGACAAGTTGAATTTTCTGCGTTTTATGATTCTTCTGATTCAAGTTTAAGAGGATTATATTATTCTAAACAAGATATGGCATGTAAGTATTCTATTTGGAGTTCTCCAGAAGAACCATCTAAATCAGGTCCTGGTCCAAGAGCTGGTTTTACTAGTTTTTATTATAAAAATTATGTATACATACAGGGTGGATATGGAATGAATGGTTCTATAGACACTTCTATGTGGAGATATAATTTAAATACAAACCAATGGGAAGTTGTATCTGTTGAAAATCCTCCGCCAAGAGTGTTTCATATTTCAGATATAATTGAAAATGTTGCATATAAAGGAATTCTTGGAAACCAATATCATTTCAGCGAAGCAGTACCAACACCTACTCCTGATGGAGATAGAGGAATAGATTTTTCTGAATATGAAGATCCAATTAATCTTACTGGAAAATATTATCATTTATGGATAAAACCATCAAAATTTGGAATATCTCCTAAGTATATTAAATATCCTTACTTTCATAAAAAAGCTTCTTATTTTGAAAAGGAATATAAAGAAACATTTTATGAATTTTTTGATTCAATTGATCCATATATAGAAAAACATGATAAATGTGATAATCCTAATTTACCATATTATAGTGATAAAGAAAATTTAACTAATAAAGTAAAAACAATAGAGGGTTATAGAGATAGTATAATTAATTTTGAAATATACAATCTTACTTCAGGATCTCATGGAATTATACAAGATATATCTGTTTGTCATGATAATTTAGACAATTCTATATGTGTTCAAGTTAAAGGATTAACGGGAGGTTCTAGAACTGATTCAGATCAATATTTAGAAGGTGATCAAATTGTTATTTCTTATCCAGGTAGACCAGAACATGACCAAATAGTAATTTATGGTGGCGGATCTTATAATCCTTCTAGGTCTAATGGATATCCAGATGATTTAGATGGTGGTGTATCTTGGCCTCCAGATTCTGTTTCAATATCCGGAGATATGAACATTGGAGACAATCAATCTTATAAAGATGCTAGAACCATATTTATATCTGATATTAATGATTCTTTAAATAATAAAATTATTTTTAGATTTATGCCATTAGCTAAAAATGGATCATCATATGCTCCTGTTCCTTGTATATCTGGATCTTTAGTTATAACAGGTTATACAAGAGATTCGTTAGCTGGAATATCAAGGTTTCCAAATTTTATGGTATTTAATAGATCAAATTCTTATAGATTTCAATTAAATTATGAGCAAGATAGTAATTTACCAGAAAAACCATTTGGTTTTTTAGGAAGATGGTCTAAATTAGATCCATTAAAAGCAAGCAATGGCTCTCCTATAGAAGGAATAACATCTTGGAGAGGAGCTAAAATTAAATATTATGGTGGAATAAAACCAGCTCCTAAAGGACACTCTCAGAATCCATATGTAGAAAACATAGCTATGATATATTTTGGAGGATTTACTACTTCTGATTATACTAATTATTATGATAATACTCTATTAATAATAGGAGCCCAAGATGTTAATGTTGGATGGGCTTATATTAAAAATTTGACAGATGATATTCCTAAATCAAGAAATGGAAATGGAATAGCGATTATAAATAGAAATATAGAAATTCCACCTATTGTTGATAATCATACAGATGGAAAAAATTATATAGAATATATAAAGAAACGAGATCTTGATAATGAAATATGGATAGCATGTGGAAATAATGATGATATTAATCCAAGAAATTATATTACGTCAAAATCTTTAGATGATATATGGTGTGGGAAATTAAATTATACAAGAAGAAAAGTTAATTTATCAACATTAAATAGAAATATAGATTTTGTTAAAAAAGATAATGATTATACTATTATTTCTAATTTAAAATTAAGCTCTTTATTTGTTGTTCCTAATGGTTTAAGATGTTCAAATAACGAATTAAATTCTTTAGCTCAGGAAAAAACAATATCAATAGAAAATGACAGGTTTGATGAATTTAGCATATATGATTCGACTAATTTTGACGATTTTGATTTGTATAGCGGAAGTGATAAAATAACAGAATCACATCCAGATTGGATACATCATGTTTATTTACATGATGATGGAATTACAATTAGTGGAGATAGTAGAATTGAAACCGAAATAGACGGAATATATTGGCCTTCTAATGGATCTCCTATAGGTGAAAGAAGATGGACTATAATATCTAAACTAACTATAACAATTCCAGGAGGACCTGGAAGTGGAGATCATGTTGTTTATGTTGGAGTTTATAATAGTGGTATAAATTCATATGTAGAATATTTTATTCCAAATAGTTCGTATTTTGCTTTTAATCTTGCTTTTATTGAATTATCTGGCGGTCAGTATAATCCTGATCCAACTATAAGAAGTGGAAAATCTTGGTTTGATTCCAGTACAGGAACATTACACATACAAATTATAAATACATTACATCAATCTTTTTCTACAAATTATATTCCTTATATTTCTAAAATTGAAAATACTCATTTTTTAGAATTAACCGGAGTAAATTGGAAAAATTATAGCACTGACGTTGGTATAAAACCATATAAAAACACATGGGGAGCATTAGTAACTGATTCTGAGAATAGAGGAATATATTTTGGAGGGAGAACTCATGGAAAAACAGTTATTGATAACTTATTAAAATGGAATTCTCCTTCTGTATTTATACAAAATGAAAAATCAGATATTTATCGTATGGAAGAAATAGATGGATCTGATAAAGATAAATATATAAGTTTAAAACATAAAAATATAGTAAAAGAAAATCCTCCAGTAAAAATAGGAGAGGTTACAAATTATAATTTAGAATTAGATTCTTATTATTCGATTTGGGGAATAGCAAAAATTACTTTAAATCTGTTATTATTAGGCAAGTATATGTGTCCAATATATTATTGTTCTTTTTATGTAAAGCCTAGAATAAGATATAATGATTTAGATAACAATGTCCCTGCTGGACTAGGATATATTGAATTTGAAAACATAGATACTTTTAAGTTATTAATATATAGCAATTTTTCTTCATTACATACTGAACCTGAAAATGTATATTATGATAATTTTATATTTAAAGGAATATTTAATTATGATAATGGAAAATTATATATTAATACATTAGAAAAAGATAAAGATGATGAAAATATTTATTTTTATTTATGTAAAGATAATTTAGAAAACATTGGTGATGGAAAAATAATAAGCTCAACTGAATTTAAATCAACGTTGATTCTAAATTATGAAGAAGATGAACTTATTGGAAAACTTTTATATATACCGCGTTCAAGTTCTAGTTCTTTTACTGGAGTTTATGTTATTGAAAGTAATAATTTAGATACAATAACAATAAGCGGATCATTTGATAAATTTTCTGATGAAGATGAAACTAAAAATGAAATAAATAATAATGTTTTTATAACTGATATGATTATACCAACTGATATACTTATAGAATTAGTAGATATTAATTATCATACAAAAGATCATTATAATAATAGTTATTATAAAACCAATATATCTAATCATTTAGTTAGATATATTGGAGATAAAATTGGAGGAGAATATTCTTCTAGGATTCCATCATGGGTTCATACTCAAGAAATATATGTGGATACTGAAACAGCATCAAGAATAAGAGATGATAGAACTAGAATGTTAACATATAATACAGAAGTTTATGATAATTCTATATGTAAAAAAATAATTGGTAAAATAATAGCTACAGATCAATTTCAAGGATCTGGATTTGTTATTAATGAATTTGCAGGAAAAATATTGACAATAACGTCAAAATATTCAGAATTAGAAGGAAATTATAAAATATTATCTAATACCGAGACTATAATTACATTAGATAGTAGCCCTGAATCAAACGTTTTTCCATCTTCTTCTTCTGAGAATATAGATGTTTATATTATGAAAAATTATATTTCTATTTCTGATATTACTGGTGAAACAGCATATATTCCAAATACTTATATTAATGTTCCAAATTGGGTTTTAAATGAATTAAAAAATATTAATTCTTTATATGATAGTCCTGGAAATTCTAATTTAATTAAAATAATCGACGTATTAGAAGATAAACAAGCTTATTGTTTTGGAAAAATAATATTTAGAAAAGAAAATACTAATATAGAATATTATCAATATTTCATATTATACGATGAAGGTTTTGAATTTATTAAAGGTGATGAGTTAATATTAAAAAAAGATAATATATTGAAAATATATGATGCAACAGAAGATGATGAAGATTTAAAACTTATTTACATTTCAGATATGACAGACACTACTGTTCCACATTCTTATTTTGATGTTAAATTTGATTTAAGTACGGTTAGTGAATATGATGCTTCTATAGCTGGATTTGAAATAGAAATAAATACAGCAACATATAATAATAAATTAGTTGGATCAGAATCTTTAAAAATGCCAATAGAAATTTATGATCCAAGTACATATATGCAATGGCAAGATACTCAAATAAAATTATTATTTTCTTTCGACGATGGTTTAACATGGAAAAAGTATAATAGTGATATGGATTTGTGGTTTATAGTTGATTCTAAAGATATTATGGAACAAGGAATGGAGTTCTCTGAATTATCAAATATATTATCTTGGCCATGGTCTGGATGGAATAATTATTTAAGACATGAAGAAAGAAATATTCCACAGGCTTATCTTGGATTTATAGAAGGAATTACAAATAAAATAAAAGTATTTATAGGAATGAATACCAATGAACCTGCTTTTACTCCATCTATTAATAATATTACTATGAATTTATATACAGGAGGATATTGGGAACCTAAAAATTTTAATCAAAAAGGAACTTCTGGGAATGATAGGGAATATTTACAAGTAAAAATGGTTAATCCCAATAGTACGATAATAAAAAACAATCATGGAACAGATAATACTAAAAGAAAACTTATTGCAACAATTGTTTTAAATAAAAATATATAATCGTATATTGGTGATTTTATGAATAATGAACCTTCATTTTCATTAAAAGATTTTAAAAAATGGTTGATATCTAGTAATGAATCATCTATTGTTTTTGATGAAAATAATAAACTAAAAATAGGAGAAAGAGTTGTTATAAGGTTATCTGAAAAAAATGTTATTTCTAAAATCGGATATTTAAACAAAGATAAAGATTTATTAATGGAAAATTATAATCTTTTAAAGAAAAATGGTGGAATTATAAAAGAGTGTGATAAAAACGATATTGTTGTGAAAGTTATAGATACTAATCGTTCTATTATAGTTCCTAGAATATTTTTAAGAAGACATAAGAATAAAAAATCAGATTCTAAGAGAAAGTAAGTTATCTATATCTATTTCTAGATTAGATGTTTTAAATATTGATTCTAAATTTTGTATATTATTAATTTTACAAAATTTTTTTATTTCATTTTTATCTTTAAATATTTGATAATAAGTTTCTATTGGTTGTTTGAAATTTTCATTAATACTTTTTATTATTTTATTTTTTATTATATTATTTATTTTAACCTGTTTCCAATCAAATATTCTTATATTATTATTTTTTGTTTCATATGGATAATTTTTATTAATTTCAAATAAAAATATTATATTTACAACATTATTTTTTTTTACATAAAACATTCCGTACATTTTCTTTAACCTTTTTTTGTATAAAATTAATAGTTTCTCTATTTAATTTAAGAATTTTAAATATTTTTTTATGGCTAATTTTTTTTGTTTTATTCATTATTTTATAATAGTTATTATCTAACCATTTTATATTATTTTTATCAAATATAAAATCAATTATTTTTTGTAAAAAATTTATCCAATTTATTATTTCATAATAATTTAATGTTGATTGATAATATCTAAATTCTGCTGTACCAAGAGTGCTATATGATTTTATACTTAATCCGGAATTTTTTGGTAATTTGTTTATATTTTTAGAAAATTTTTTAAGATCGTTATTTAAACATTGTTTAACTTTGCTATAATAACATATTTTTTTACAATATTTATTTCTTATTCTTGTTTTGTTTGTAATTTTAAATATAATTGTATTTTCAAGTATTTTAGTTATTTGTAATAAATATAAAAACTGTTTTACATTAACAAAATTTGATATATCGATATGCACATGTAATCCACAATCTTTATTTATTATTTCTTCTTCTTTATATGTTTTTTTTATTTCTTTTAATACAATCTTTAAATTATAAAAATCATTATTAGAATATATTATTGGTGTATTAATCTCAAAACCACATGTTGGATCATCTTTAACTATCCACTGATTATATAAATCGTTGTTTTTTTCATTACATGGAAGTTTTAAATTAACAAATATCTCTTTGCATATTTTTTTATTAAAAATATTAACATCTGCAAATTCAATTTCTATTCCAGTTTTACGCAATATTGTTTTCTTCTTTAAATAAAAATTCCGTAAATTCTGTCTGATTTAATAATAAAAATAAAATTTCAATAATTAATATTTTTTCTTCTATTTTATATTCCTTTAATTCGATATCAAAATTATCTATTAGTAAATTAAATTTATTTAATTCATTCATTTTATATAAAATATTTATTAAAGTATAAATTTATTTT